AGCCTTCATCAACCACATCAAACGCATCTGATGCAGCGCCACCATAAGGAACTAAATCTACAACTTGTACTGCCTCGAGAGAAGCAGAGCGTCCCTTACGTTTCTGGTAAGTCCAATCATACGGACGATACAGAACATTTACAATAGACCCATTACCAACTAGTGTATTTAAGATAGGACGCTTCTGTGCATCCATAACATCTGGAGCAGAGTTAGCCTGTCCAGTTCTACGATTCTTAACTTGACGTTTCAAAGTAATGAAATCACCTCGTTCGTCATCTTTATTTTTGATACGATCTTCAAGACCATCAGCAACTAGGTTTGTAATAGTAGACTCCGAAAGATTACCTACATCAATCTTCCATTCACCATCTTCATTGAAAGTGGTATTTGGTGTAGTGATCGAAGCCCAATAAGCCGTGCCATTAATTACGCCCATAGTATTTTCTCCTTACATGTTAGCAGATATCTCTGCATGGTTTCAAAACGAATTATACATGGTATATAACTAGGAGTCAACAGTTATTTTTTCAAATATCATATTCCTTTTAAAATTATTTATATCTTCCATTCGTATGCGGGTAATTAAATCTTTGTTTCCTGCTCGTTGATAACATTTATATTTAGCTTCATAAGCAGAGGACACTCTATCATCTTGATCAACCCTTTCTTCACAAAAGTTTTTTAACTCTTCTCTTGAAGCTAATATAAAATCTTTTTCTCTTTCAAAAGCAATATAATCAGCTTCTCCATATAACCATCCAGGATTACCTCTTACATTTTTAAACTCAATCCAATTCCATACATCATCAAATGTATTATCAGACCTATTTGCTTTTTTTCTAGCTTTAACATCTACACTAAATTTAAAACGATCATGTTCTAAAAAGAAATCAACATGCTTATACATATTTTGTTCTCGACTTGCCTTACGAACTATAAAATTTTCTTGTTGTGCTGCCTTAACAAACTTCTCTTCACTCTGTTTACCTATATTAAAACTTTTACTTCTCTTTAATGTGTTTGTAGCCATGTGGTTCCTACTTTGTGTTCACTATCCAAAGGACAGTTTAAGTTTAAAGTTTTTGCTGTCTTAGTCATAGTATACTTGGTAATCTCTGTAAATCTTTTTACATCCTGGTCCGCTACTTCAAACTGATATTCATCATGAATACTCCCTACTAGTTTAACATCAAGACCTGAAGCATACACTTCAGCCATCATGTGTACAAGCCATTGCTTACATACGACTGCACCTGCACCTTGAATGAGAGTATTCAAAGCAGAGAATGAATTTCGTATGTGCAATAACCTACCATCAAGTCCTTTGATCAAGCCTGATTCAGCAGCTTCCGTAACTTGATTACGAAGGTTACGAAGTTTAGGCATGTTCTTTAGGAAACGATTAGTAAGTTCTTGTCCTTCCTTGGCAGACCCACCTACTACAGAACCGATCTTAGCTGGACCTGCACCATACATCAATGCATAAATAAATGTTTTGGCTTGGGATCGATCTTCTAATCCAGCCATCTTCATATTAGCTGTATGTACATCACCATTAACAACTTCCTCAATGAAAGTTTGATCTTTCATATAAGAAGCTAAGACACGTAGCTCAAGACCTGAAGCATCTGTGCCTACTAACTTATGGGTGTGGGGATTACTAACGGTCCAAAGTTCACGACACTCAGCACCATAGGGAGAGTACGAAGCTGGCACCTGTGCCATATTAGGATTGTTGTGTGCCATTCTCCCTGTGATTGTTTTAAGTGTCATGACTTTTCCATGAACTCTGCCTTCATCCCCACACTTCTCTATCCAAGATCGAATCTGGGCTATGCGCTTCTGTAATAAAAGATAGCGACTAAACATCTTAGCCTCGTCCATGTCAATCTTAGATAAAACTTCATCATTAACTATAATGTTTCCTTTTTCTGTATATAGTTCTGGTTGCCATCCTCTGTCTTGTAGAACAGTAGCAATCTGTTGACGAGAACCAATGTTAAAAGGAATATATTTTGTTTTAGTTTTTAATTCTACCTTAGTAGGTGGAACCATCTCTTGTGCTTTGTCACTTAATTCATTGGCTTCGTCTTCAAGTGTAGCTAAGAGTGTTTGTCCTTTCCTCATGTTAAAAGCAAAGCCATTGCGTTCCTGTTGATCAATGATAGCGCGTACTTTATATTCTAAATGTTTAGACTTAGTAGAAAATCTTTTACCTTCTTCTTTTAAAACTTCATATACCTTAGAAGTAATATGTGTATCCTGTTTACAATACTCCAACATATCGGGAGAATAATAATCAAAGTTATCCACATCTCCTTTAGGCATTTGTAATTTGTCACCCCATGCTTTTAGGGAATGACCTTCAGAACGAATAGGATTATATAGTTGTGACATAATAAGAGTATCTTCGATTTGATTAAGTTGAATATTCATCTGAAGTAATTTGTTTAACCAGTACCCATCAAAGTTAATTCCATTATGCATAATAAGTTTATCATATCTCTTTGTCCAAGCAGGAAACTTTTCGCATTCATCTTCTGCCCAGGTAAATATTTCTTTAGTCTCTGTGTCTTTAGCTACTATACAATGTAGCTTAGTAGCATCTAGTCCATCTGTTTCGATATCTACTATACAATCAGACATTAAAAAGGAATCTCCTCGTCTGTTTCTGTATCAGCATCAAAAGGATTATCAATCTGATTCAGCCTTCCTGTTTCTTTATCATAGAAAAGATAACTAGCAATACCAGTATCACCTGTGTATCTGTTCTTCAGAATACGAATAACAGTTGTATTAGATTCAACCTCATCTGTTGCTTGCTGGTTTCTTTCCAACCCAATAACACTATCACTTAGATGTGCAATACTAGCACTTCCGCGAAGATGTGACAAGGTAATTTCTTTACCATTCTCATGACCAACATCACCTGATGGTCTCCTTAGATGAGATACCAATAACAATCCACAACCTGTTTCTTCTACAAGACTACGAAGTTTAGTCATCAGAACATCAATAGACTTACGTTCATCACCAAATTCTTCTTGACCTGATACCAGGATAGACAAGTGATCAAGAACAATCCAACGACACTCCAATGCCTTTGCCATAAACCTGACACGATTTAATATTTCATCATTTCCTATCGAGCCAAAGTGATCAAAGGCAAAGAACCTTCCTGTTCCAATAGTATTTTTCTGGAACTTAACTAAGTCTTTCTTATCAAACTGATCTCGTATTTCTTTAATGTATAATCTAGCATTGGCTTCTACTGACATGATATTAAAAGCTGTTGTACGAATGCTTTCTTCCATAGCCAATACACCAATGTTATCCTCTGTGTTCTTTAACAAATGGTACATAAGCTCTCGAATAATACTAGACTTACCCATGCCAGCACCACTAGTAAATGTTACTAGCTCTCCTGTCCTCATTCCGTAAGTCTTTTCGTTAAGACCTGACCAAGGATAGAGACAAGTCTCAAAGTGAGCTTCATCATATAAAGAATCTTGTAAAGAATCTAGATTAATAATACCTGCTGGTGTAAACGGTTTAGCGTTCCACCATTCTTCTGTAAATTTCTTACGCTTATTCATCTTGAGATATTCATTAGCATCTTTATATTCAAGATGAATGATACGACATTTGTTAGGCTCAAACAATTGAGCTACTTTTTCTGCTGCTTCTTTTCCAGGTTTGTCAGAATCAAAACACAGAACTACATTGTCAAAACTATTAAGATACTCATAAGCTTTTTTACAATCACGTAAAGCAGCTTGCGCTCCAGACTTTACAGATACTGAAGGCCACTTAGAACCTAGTAATTCATAAGCAGACATAGCATCTAACTCACCTTCACAAACAGTTACATACTTTCCTCTAGGTGTAAATATATTTTGTCCAAATAATCCTGCACTTTGAATGTCACCTTCAGACCAAAACTTTTTACCTTCAACTTGCTTAACTTTATTACCAGTAAATTCTCCTTTATCATTATAGTATTGATAGATGTGATGAGTAACAGTTGATCCTGTTGTTTTAACATATGTATTATATTTTTTACAGGTAGCTGCACTGATCTTTCGATCATCAATTCCCTTCATTTCTCCTGTTGAAAAACCTTCTTTCTTATTCTGCATTGGTACTACCACTTGTTCAACCCTCTCATTAAAATGTGTATCACAAGAAAAACAATGTGAATAACCATCTGAATGTTTTACATTAGCATCGCTTGATCCACATTCAGGACACTCTCCTCTTTCTAACCATTTACCAGACATTACTATTTCCTAATAATAGAGTTGCCAAAATAATTAATAAGAACTTTTCTAGTAAAAGACTCTGTAGGTGCAGTTGGGTAAGGATATATCCAAACAATTTTGTCAGAGTCATAAACACAAAGCATCCCTCCTTTCTTTTTACAAAACTTAAAAGAAACTACGTACTTCAAAGAGTGAAGTAAAATAATCTTATTTATAAGTTCATCAATCAAAATCATCTAACGCTTGTTCATATAAGTTTTCTGCAAACTCAATCTTATCACTCATGATTTCATTTGTTTCTTCTCTGGCTAGTTTCTTAGCTTCTTTTATATCATAACCTTCTTGTCGATATTGCCTTGTAAGAGAACGAAAAACTTGACGTTCTTCTTTCTCCCATAGATTTTTAGACATTGTTTAATCCTCGTTGTCATTATCATTAGTAGGTAGATCAGGAAAATAATCTTTAACAAACTCTATAATCTCTGATTGTTTATGTGGATCATATCCATTTTCTACCATGAATAAAAATAAAACGTGTACACAATCCTCCCATTCTTCTTCTGATACTAAATCAAGATAAGCATTTTTCTTTTCTTCTATAGCTTCTTTAATAGAAAGAAAATCAAATACTTGACAAGGTTCTTTCTCTTCATTCATTTAATTTTAAATCCATTTGATTAGGGTCTGGTTTATTATCAGCCCACTTAGTATCGACTAGATGTTTTATTCTTTGATGAGCTTGATTAAGTTGTCCTTGTAATTCTTTAATATTTTTTTGTAGTATCATATTCTCTCTTAATAAATCATCTGTTTGTCCCATGTCATATACTCCAGTGTATAGTAAGTCTTTGATACGTCCCATTATTACCTCGTTTCAAACGAATAATATCATATTTTAAAGCCTTAGTCAACATAGAAAATGTGTATTCCTATTTGTCCTAGCTTTTCCATATAGTTAGCCCAGCTTGGGTTAACATAACTAGCATGGTAATGAGTGGCTCCCAAGAGCGGCATTACCATGACACCTTTTAAAGCAAGACCAGCTACATCATAAGCTGTATCTAATGCTTTCTTATCTATGTTAGTCCATTCTTTTTTACCATCACAAAAATAACTAAAGGCACAACGGTTTCTAATTATGTTACCTTCCCATCTGTGTCCCGCATGAACTACTTTACAAATAGTATCTGGAAACTTATGTAAGTTAGTTCTTTCCAGGATAACATTTGCTACAGCTAACTGACCAACAAAAGGTTCAGATCGAGCTTCATGATAGATAGCTTCCACTAAACATTTAAGTTCGTCTGTTTCTTCTTGACTATATGCTACAGAAGAAAATAGAACTAAGATAAATATTATACTTAATTTTATGCTCGCCATGCTCCTATCTCTAACCCCACTCGTTCTCTTTGTAAAGCTGTTAGATCAGTTATTAAAGTATTTAAACTTTCAATACTTTCTTCTTTAACACTTTGTAAATAAGTAGTATTTTCTTTGCTATCCCATTCACTATTACTGTATACAAAATTTATTTTTGTACGCACATCTTGGAGAGAATGAATTAGATTAGTTAAATGCATAATAACCTCCTATATTAGTGCTTCTACAATCATTCTGATTAAGTAAATAAATAATTCTGGTATGTCTCTTGGATAAGGTTGTCCTATAAAAAATACCATCAGTGTAGTCTCCAAATATGTATATTGTTTTCTTTCTGTTCCTCCATATCAATATCCCATAACAGTTCTAACAATTTAGATGCTTCTTCTTTAGTATTAAATATTTCTACAGCGTTACCATGAGCATTAGGTAATGGATGTAGATTTTCTAAACAAGAAAATAGATTATTAGTATGTTTCTGTACGATGATAAACATTTTTAGACCTGCACTTTCTCTTATCCTCCTGCTTCTTTTTATTGGGAATAACTTGATGTTGCCTACGTTGTTTCCAATAAGGATCACGCATACCAGCTTTGTGTATACGTTCTACCTTACGTCTTCCATTAGTTATATACTTTAATGGAGTCGAGATATCGATTGTATTCATGCTCCCATTCCTCTAACTCTCTATTTAATATCTTGTTACACCTTCTAACTGATACATCACTGATAGAAGTTGCATCACTATGCCTTAGAATAACTGTATCTAACGATTCACCACAGATAGTATCTACTGATAAGCCTATCTGAATATGGTCATGAAACTTAAATCGTTGCGACATATTTCTCTCCTTTAATTTGTATATTATACCACATAATAATGTGATGTGCAATCTATGATCCAATAAATCCTTCTCTAATTTTTACCTTTAATTCGCTTAACGATTTAGCAATATGAAAAGTAGAATCAGTAGCTTTAAGATCATTGACTTGATCTATTAAGTCATTGATATCACCAAACAATTCTGGAATTAATCCTGTTCGATAGTCTGACATTTTAAACTCCTAATGTTGTGACAGATGTACAAACTGTTGACGTTGTAAAGTTGATGGACTGAAACATCCAGCCTTACAGATAGCGCAATGTCCTTTTAATTTCTTGTGAGTCTTAGGACACAAGAACATTTTTATATCAGAGTCAGGAACATTAGTCAAGTCTTCATCTCCATAGAACATTATGTTCCAGCCATCTGATCGTAACATATTCCAGTCATCTTTAGAATCTGATGGATCAAGACTGGCATTAATAGCTACATTTTTAATAGGAAATAATACTTTCTCTATTAAAGATTTAAGTAAATTATTATGCCATGCCCTTGTTGGAATCCACCAGTCTGTATTAGGATTATCTTCTACTATGTTACGTACTTTATGTACATCTATGTAGTTCACAAACGCTTCTCCTCTAGTCATTAAGCGTACTCGCTTTGTTTGTTTACGCTTCCGTTGAAGAAAAGGTTTGATAGAATACGGATCAAGATTTTGCCAGATACTTTCTATCCTATCATCTCGATCATGCATCTTGGGATAGAGTTTATATAATTTGTTATTGAAACAAGTATCCATGCAAAACTTTGTCTTGTGTACACATGATCCTTTATGATTTGTAGTGTCATTGATAGGACGGTCAATAGCAAACTGTCCTATGTCATCACACCAGCGAAAGAGATCGTTCAGTTCTTTAGTTGTAGTCATCTTATGTATCCTTAGGGTTATTTAACATCTCGTCATAGATAGTTGTTAATTCACCTATAACATCTGAAAGAAAATCTAAGTGGTATATGTTCCATCCATAACAATTTTCAAGAGCCTTTTTATCGTGAGCCTCACGCCTCCACTCTTCAAGTCTTTTCTTTGTTGTAGGTGATGGTCGTGCCTCACCATAAACATCCGACCACGTAAATGTTATGCTTTCACCCATTAAACTAACTCCTTTTACATTGTATCCTTTACGTAAGATAATAGTTGCAATATCCTTCCTTGTCATCAATGATTGTTACATCTACGCCATCTACTTCTTCAATTTGCCAAGCATTATCAGACAGTTCACCTGCCTTATCCTCTGCCTTTCGGCGAATGTATTCTATTTCAGTATCGTTTAGTTCTCTGTCACTTTCAATCGTGACAGTAGCACTCTGTTGAACAGTACGATACACTGTTACTTGATACTCTTTCATCTTTCTTTACTCCAGTAATTATCTTCGTATATTTTTAGGTAATGTTCCACAAGTAGGACATTTGATTTCATCAACTTTAACTTGATACTTTACTCCATACTTATGACAGATACCTCCTCTAAGAAATATCTGATGAGGTAAACGAACTTCTTTTACATGTAGTCTCCCATCTAATAAATGAATAGTTTGTAAGTTATGAATAAGATCATCATTCTGACTTACTCCTTGAGGAATTACTGTATAATTCCAGGGCTTGTCATTGACATGTATAATATTCATTTTCTTTTCCTTTCAATGCGAAAGATTTCCTTGGTGTAGTCTGTCTTCTTAGCTAAGATATTAAACTTATGCCTTGACCTCTTGAGATTGTCAAGGAATTTTTCAAAGTCAAAGGTAGTATTCTCAAACGCCTCCAATAACGCTAGTTGAAAAGGCTTCCTATCTAAAACATTCTTATCCAAAGTAGGATTAGTAGGGCATCTTTGTACTCTCTTAATTTTAATCAGCGTATCTTTGATATGTTCCCTATTAAAAGAATCATATCTTAATTTACCATCTTTAAATTCCCAACTAGCTTTAGCATATTCAACAGACTTATTAAAGATTGCAATAAGAACACTATTTGATACAAGATTCTCAGTTTTAAATTGTTTATAGGCGTTATATACAGAAAAAGTTTTAGGATTTTTAATCCAGAAATTTAGAAAGTCAGGTAATCCCCACTTACGTTGATGAGTATTTAATGTTATTAAGTTTAATATATTTGAACTTGTATCATGTAAAATATTAAAAGGAACTCCTAATGCTAGTGCTGCTTCTAAACGATGTTGTCCATCTACTACAATAATAGTACCATCATCTTTAACTTGAACTATGATAGGTTGTAAGTGAAGTAGATTATTCTTTTCTATTGATTCTTTTATTTGTAATACATCATAAGGTAGAACAGTTCTGTTACCATAGATACGTTCTAATTTATGATACATGTCTTCATGAGGATAAACTTTACGTATATAACCTGATACTTCTAGATGTTCAAAAGGTGATGACATTTTACTTCTCCTATAAAGGACAGTTTAAAGACATGTCCAGGTCTGTAGGTTAAGCTACTAGGCGATAACGTGTGTACGTATCACCTTCTGGTGTACGTGCCATGACAGGTACAATATCATGGCCCATCTTACGCAAGCGAGAGATGGTAGCAGTCAAGTTCTCTGCCCATCCATTCTCAATTGCAGTCTTGCGAGTGACTCGATTACGCTTTTTAAGAGCGCGTAGTACCTTTGATTCTGCTGACATTTGGTTTCCTTTCTATAAAGTTTCTAACTCTTTCCACATTTTGTGATTCAACATCTTCTTAACTTGATCTTCTCTTGTTACCTTAGTTGTATGTGCTTTCGATCCCTCCTTTCCACCATATTCTGGATGACTAGACCAGTATGTAGCTGCCTGGTATGCAGTCCATAAGGTTCCTTCATTACGTTGGGCATACTTCTCATACCTGCCTTGACCCAACAGATAACGATTCTCTTCATCGAATATCTTCATAAGATTAGATAGTTTCTTCTTGTTGGCTACCTGCTCACGCTTAACATTATCCTGACGATGGGCAAGCGTTTCTGTGAACAGATCAATAGCAGTATCACGTTTGATAGGTGTGTTATACCATTTCCGCATCTTCTCCATACCATCTCCTGCTATATATTCTACAGCGGTCCTCGCTTTAGCAGCAAACTTAGGAACAGAGAAATTCTTAGTATGCTTTCCATAAACATATGATAAAGCATTTCCTGATAGTAAAGAATTTAAACAAATAAAACGAAAGTACCCTAGATAACCTACATTAGATGTAGAACCATCGTGACTTGTTCTAAATATAAATTGAGGACAGATCATATCTCCTTCCAACATTACGTTACTGGTTGTATTTATATTCATAGGATGATCATGAAACTTAGCAACAAGCTCTAGCTTGGCTCCATTATCATACACATTTGTTTGAAATTCTGCATTAGATAAGTCTAAGCCTGACTGTGACAAAACTTCTTCCACTGCATCTGTAATTTCTAGATACTGTAGAGGTTCATACTTCTGGCTTACAATAGCAAGCGTCTCCCCTGTATCTACTCGACGCAGTCCTACTCCAATGTCAGAGGGTACGCCGTACAACGGGAACTTCTCTACCTGGAAATTTACTACATCATGATTAAACATCCGTTTTCTCCTTGATAAAGTTGTGCCATTCATGGTCATTTTTATACAGTTTAACAGGGTTTGTCCAAAAGAGTGGTGGCATTACATCCCATTTTAATTGGGCATGCTCCCTCCACTTCATGTAGTCAGATGTATTGATAACGGTCTTTGATTTAGGCATATCTATTATGATCCTATTCATCCTGCACGTCATGTCTTTCCTCCTTCTCTAGCAGAGAAAGAGACTCGCTTGCTAATTTAATTAGCAATTGCAAGTCTTTCTTTTCATAGATAGGTACATACCCATCCATATGGGAGTCACTCACATAAATGAAGTGACTTTTTTCTGCTGGTGACTTTTCTATTTTAGCCATTTCGTTTACTCTCCACGTTAGTAATTACCCATCGCTTTGGTTGCCAATGGATAATGGTTTTGTTCTTAACCTTGCTCGTATGAGCAGGGCCGTCATCAACTAAAGCCCAGGTTACAATAGATTTATCAACAGGCCTATAAGTTTTCTCTTGCTTGTAAATTTTCATTACTTAGTCCTTTCTATATGCTTAACTGTTATAAAAATTATAACAGCTATTGCTATCCATAAACATAGTATTGCTTCTATCAAACCCCCCATGTTTCCATCTCTTCATATGCTTTATTAATAGCTTCTAGTTCTGTCATTCCCTCCTCAAGTAGTTCATCTACTCTAGATTCAAGCCAGCTTAGTACTCGCAAGTCTAGACTCATGATAGCATCTCCTTCCAATAAAAGTAATAAACACGGGCTTTCTCTTCTGGATACATGTCTTCCCATGCTTTGTCGTCTACATGCCACCAATAAGCCAATGGTTTTAATTTATTTAGCTTTCTAATGGCTTTGTACCAAACCTGTATGTCTTTGTCTGCCTGCTTTTCAAAGTCAGTCATTCTTCTTCTCCTTTTCTGTGCAGCGTGTCGATGTATTTCTTAGCAGCCTGAATGCCAACGATATAATCATCCGCATCGTTTGGCGCAGGGTAATATACAATCTCCCATCCGTCTTTAGTTTTCACGGCGATTTCTTCAACTTGCATATCACGATCAGTTGTTGTTTGAGGGTCATATGCTTGACCACGTACCGCATAATGTTGCGCTATAGAAATTTCATAACCCATGTACGAAAGTCGGATATTGTTCATATCGTATTCAAGTTTAGTCATTTCTCTTTTCTCTCTCTCTAGTTGCACATGAAAAAAGAGGACAAGTTTTCCCAATGAGAAAAAGTCATCCTCTCCTTTTATGTTAAACCGCTAGAACAAAAAGTTTGTAAACAAGTATGCTTATTATAAGCGTAATGGCGATAGCTCCTACCCAATTTATCGCCAGCCTTTTATCGGATTTAGTAGGGTTATGACGCATTTTCTTTTCTCCTTCTGATGTTACTCACTTGCTTGCGACAGAACCTAGCCTTCTGCTTGTCTGTCATTGTTGCCCACTTCTCAGCGGTCATTTCTTTATCCATTATTATTCTACGGGCGCTACTTGCTACCTTCCTATTGTAGGCAATGCCCCTCGATTTTCCTGTACATGGGCGCGGGTTCCTAGTGTTCGCAGTACCTGCATACAGTTCCCCACGCTTATCCACATCAGCCGCGCCATTGCTCAATTCCAGGCGCTTCTTTTCCTCTGTGGAATTGCCTGAAAGAATAGCAACGGCTTGCTGCTTCTCATCATTAAGTGAAGCGCAAACTGTGATTGGCTCACGCTTCCTGTCGGCAACGATTGACCCATGCGGCTTGCTTAGGTCATACGCCACCTTGTGATATGTATATGTCATCTACTTTTCCTCATTGCGGAAAACTATCGTGACATTGTGAATATTCGATTATCGCAAACAGTAAAAGCCCCTAGCACGCTTTCACATGCTAGGGGCTTTCAACTATGCCGCTTGTTTTACTGGCTCTGATCGTTTGGCTAATGCCGCAATCGCTTTCCCTTGTTCACAATGCGCGTGGAGAAGCGCGTCTAAAAGCTTTTGGCTGGCACTTTCAGTTCTAGTGATCGTCTCGGTTAACTTATCAACCTTGACGTATAACGGATCACCCTTTTTCTGAGGGGCTAACGCCAGTAGTTTAGAGCTTGTTAAACCATTTGCGGCGAAGGCCTCAATCAGGTTTGACGCTGTACGCTCTTGCTTGGGATTGGCGTCGAAATGTCCGTTGACAAAAGCCCAGAACTTTTTGGCTTTCATTACTGTGCGTACGCGATCACGTGTAGACTTTGACACCTTAGCCGTTTCCATCGCTTTAGCTTGCGCCTTCGCGACCTTGCTATTGTTTTTGAAGAAGGCCTTGAAGAAATCAGCTTGCGCTACTTTGCGCGTCTTAGCGTCGGCCAGTTCGCACAAAGTGTTCGACGCTATCAAAGCAATCGCGCCAATGGTCATGTTTTCGGTTGCTTTGGTTGCTTCCGCTTCCATGCCAGAAATAACTTCACACGATTGAGACAAGGTGTAGATTTTATTTTCGATAGTCATGATATTGATTTCCTGATTTTGAATTGCGCCTAAGTTTTCCTCACTGCGGAAAAGTCCGAAGCGAGTAGGCATGGGAGGTCGACGCTTGGCCTCCGAGCCTTGCGGTAATCGAATATTCACAATGTCAAAAAACGGTAACTGGAGGCGGCTTTTACACCAATAAAGAGTAGACAGTACATGCGACACAATGTCGCAGGTTTAAGTCATTGATATCATTGGATAATGTCTCGATTTTGACCAGGTGGTAGAGTTAAGGATTAGGCTGTTTTTAGGCTGTTTTAACATAAATGACGATTATCTCAGCTCATTTAAAAAATAAAAAGTATAACGAAAACAATAGCTTATAAGGTATTTTAGAATGGTTCTAAAAATAGGATATAACTTATTGATATCATTATAGAAAAAAATCATCATTTGAGCCTGGAAGTAATAAGAAAAACGGCAGAAAACAAAGAGAAAGTAAAGACAAGTAAAGACAAGTGACGATTTACTTGGCGAATACTTGAGCAATCACTGTGAATATTTGAGAATTAAAGCTTGACAAGTAAAAATGTCGAGAAAATGAAAGGTATCTGTTATTTGGAAATGATAATGATAATGGCTATTAATTAAGAGGTGGCTCAAAAAATCTGCGCTTGCCCTCGCATATATATATGAAAGGGACTAGCATAAAATTATCAAAAATACAGGGGTTGACATCAGCTATAAAAACGTGTATAATAGTATATAGAGAAAGATAATAATCTAAAATGTTCCTTACTAGTACTATTAGTATTATTAGTACTTTTATTTTTTTTATTTTTTACCCTATAGGATACCAATGGAACTAGAAACATCTACAGATAATACTATAGATAACTATATTAACTTATCAACGCTATTAAAAGCTAGAACATACACAGAAGCTCAAGATGATTTTCTTACTTTTGTTAGACTTGTGGCTCCTTCACTTGTTTCCGATTGGAAAATGGGAAAACATATAGAAGTAATATCAAATAAGTTAGATGATCTTGAGAATGGTCACATAAAAAGACTCATGGTTTTCCTACCACCTCGCTCATCCAAGTCTGTTTTATGTTCTAAGTTGTTTCCTGCTTGGTATATTGGTAGGAATCCTGAACATGAGATCATGACAGTCTCTCACTCTGATCAGTTAGCCAGTGATTTTGGACGTTCAGTCAGGGATATTGTTACTACAGAGCAATTCCAGGACATATTCAGGGGTGTTACCTTACGAAGTGATGTTAGGGCAGCAGGTAAATGGAAAACAAACCATAATGGAACCTATTATGCTGCTGGTGTTCGCTCACAGATTGCAGGTCGTGGTGCTCACATAGCTATCTTAGACGATGTTATGTCAGAAGAAGATTCATATTCAGAAGCAGGTAGGAGATATGTTAAAGAATGGTATCCTGCTGGTCTAAGAACACGTATTATGCCCAATGGTGCTATTCTGATTATTAATACAAGGTATCATTTTGATGATCTTTGTGGATGGCTCTTGAAACAACAAGAAGAAATGTCAGAATACGATACACTTCCTTGGGATGTTGTTCGTATTCCTGCTTGGTTAGATGAGGAAGCAGCAGAACTTCTTGATTTACCAGAAGGAGGCTCATACTTTCCAGAATGGAAACCAGATGAAGTACTGGCTATAGATGAAGCAGAGATCAAAGCATCTAATGGTTCTCGTTACTGGAACTCTCTGTACATGCAAGATCCAACACCAGAAGAAGGTGGATTAATAAAAAAGAAATGGATACAGGAATGGGAATATGATGAACCTCCTGTGTGTGATTTTATAATTCAAACATACGATACTGCTTTTTCTACCAGGACAACTGCTGACTTTAGTGTTATACAAACATGGGGAATATTTTCTCTGTATGAACAGAATGAAATGGGTATAGAAGACTTTGCTCCTAACCTAATTCTTCTGGGGAATGTCAGAGGAAGGTTTGAATATCCTGAACTACGAAGAACAGCACAGATGCTGTACACTAAACACAGGCCAGATGTATGCATCATAGAAAAGAAAGCCAGTGGGCAGTCTCTGATACAGGATATGAGGCGTAGTGGATTACCAGTAAAGGATTATTTACCTGACAGAGACAAGGTAGCCAGAGCATATGCAGCATCTCCTATCATGGAAGCAGGTAGAGTATGGATTCCCAAGAATAAAAAGTGGGCAGATGAGTTAATAGAAGAACTTGCCAGATTTCCACATGCTGCTCATGATGATCAGGTAGATGCCTTGGTCATGGCAATTCATTATCTCAAGGAATCCTGGCATGTTACACATCCTGACGATCCAGACTGGGAAGAAGAAATAAGACATAAGAGGGTTGCATATTGGAAAGTTTAATGGTATAATAGAGTATGGTAGAATTTTAATGAGTATAACCTATGGCAAAGAAAAAGAAAAAATTAGCACCAAGACCAAAACCTAAACCAAAAGCTAAACCTGTTGATACTAGCATAGGGGATAATGAATTTATTGCAGATTTATTAAAATCTCCCATGATGAAAAATAATCCTTTAGCTAAACTAGGATTATATGGTTTGTTACCAGAAGAGCGTACTCCTCTACCAGTTGAGGCATATGATGAACCAACAAATGTAGGAGGATTTTATGTAATAAAATCTAGCGGTAAACCAAGGAAATTTAAATATGGAGCAGATGTTAAAGAAAAAGGTATGGTAGCAATAAGAAGTAAAGATGGAGATATTGAATACAGATATCCGCAAGATGTAGAACGAATGCTTATAGAAGATAAAACTTATTTAAATGTAAATCCGCTAACAAACGAGTTTTTTGCTAGAAAATTGGATAAAATGAAAGAAGTTCCAGAAGGAACAATATCTAAACTTGATTCTCAAATAAATACTATAATTCATGAATTAATGCATAGAGGATTTAAAAAAGTTCCTGCATTAAAAGATGTTAGTGGAAGACAACAACATAGATATATAAAAGAAAAAGAAAAAGTAGCTTATTCACCACGTTATCAAAATAATATATTAAGAGAAATATATGAAGAAGAATTAGCAAAAGACCCTAATATTTCTAGATATATTAAAGAACATATGCCTGAACTAAAATACACTCCAAAAGGATATAAAGAAAAAGAAAAAGAATCTGACGGAATACTAAAAAAATTTTTTATGTTATTAGGTAAATAAATGATAGAATTTTTAAACACATTACTGCAAAGTTATTATCTATATCATATAGATAAGATGACAATGGGATTTATATGTTAGAGGAGAAATAAAAAATGTCTGAAGAATTTTTAGGTATACCAGATTTAGAAGTTATTGCTGATCCTGCTAGTCAAGGACTCTCCTCTTTAAATGTTGGACAAGAATTTGGTCAACCTCTTATTCCTGTTCCCCAATTCGAGCGACCTGAAGATTTTAGGGATTTCGTATCCCAGAACAGATTATTTGGCGGACCTGAGTTTGGACCTAATGATACACGCCTAGAGCAGCGAGGGGATCAATCAGTATTGGTTGATTCTGTAACAGGAGAACCTATTCTTGATCGATTTTCTAATTTCGCAATACCTAATGATGTACTCCTAGAGCAATCTCGCATTTTGCGTGACAATCCAGAATTTGGTCAAGGTCGTACTCCTATTATTGATCCTGTAACAGGAGAACCTGTTGGTCTTGTTCCCTTTGCTCCTATTATTTCTCCTGATTTATTTAATGAAGATAGTTTTGAAAGTCAAGTTAATACGGCACTTGCTAATCAAGAATTTCAAGAAGTACCAAAAACAAGAAGCGAAATAGAAGCAGGACTAAGAGCTTTACAACAAGGAGCAGCTTCAATTAATCAATTTAGGCCACAACCAATTCCTGCGGGTGAATTACAACGTCAGGTTACTCAACAACCATCTGATGTAATATTTGGAGGAGAGGATACTTCAGATTTTTTAATAGGAGGTGGAAGTAATGAGTTCGGAAGGACACCGACAATTGGACTATCTTCTGATTTTGATGCTATAAATAGACGTATACAAAGTGAAGTTAGAGGTGAAAGACCCCCTCAACCACAAGAGATAATTAGAGAAGAAGCACCTAGAGAAGAAGCACCAACTCCAAGTTTTTTACGACAACTAATGGAGCAGTTTTTTAGAAATATTTTTCCAGGTCGGAAAGAAGAAGAACGAGCGGGTCTCCCATCTTTGTTCATATCTGAAGCTATGGCAGGTGAACTCCCAAAGCGAATACCTACAGAGCTACTCGCAAATCGAATACCTACAGGGCTAACTGGAATAACTACTTCTTATCCAGCCACACAAAAGACTATACAAAATCTTACTAGGGGTAGGCCAGTATCCAGAAGAGAAAATTTAACTCCTCAAGAACAAGCAAGAGCAAGAAGGATAGAAAAAAGACGTAATGATCCTGCATTACAGGCTGCTAGAGAAAGATTTTTAAGAGAGAACCGTTACCAAAAGAAAAAAGGTGGTCAAGTTTTAAAAGGTAGAGCTATGCGTAGTACAAATTATAATCATCAAAAATTTATTTAAGATAAGGAATAGTATTATGTGTAAATGTGAAAATTGTAAATGTGATCCATGTGAATGCAATGATAAGTCTAACGATGTGGACCTTCGCTGATAAGGTAAATTATAATCTTATACGTCCTAAGTATCAGGATTATAGATGTAAGAAAAAAAAGTGTATTTGTTCCATACCAGAAATGTGTAAAGGTAGGTGGAGGAAATATCAAAAAGATGTAATGGAACATCTAGATTTAAAATTTAAGGATACCTATAAAAATGGCAGTTGAACAAAATCCCTTTGAACAAATAAATCCTATGCAGGATAATGTTGTTCCTATGCCTAATGTAGATGAGGCTAAAGCTACCTTTGAACTTGATGATGATGGTGGAGTATTGGTAGACTTTACTGAAGAAACTACTATTGAAATGGGTGCAGAAGAATCTGTAGGAGAATGGTATCGTAATTTACGAGATGATCTAGAAGAAGACGAACTTCAGGATATTGGTCGAACTCTTTATGATAATTACGAATCTGATAAGTCTTCTCGTAATGAATGGGAGTCTATGTTTGAACGTGGCTTTGATTTACTTGGACTCAAGATAGAAGAAACATCTGAACCTTTTGAAGGAGCTTGTACAGCAGTACATCCTCTATTAATTGAATCAGCAGTCAAGTTTCAATCAAAAGCATCACAAGAGTTGTTTCCTCCTAATGGTCCTGTCAAGGCACAGATACTAGGTAAGCATACTCTTGAAAAAGAAAATCAAGCCATGAGAGTTCAGAACTTTATGAACTATCAGCTTACAGAACAGATGCCAGAATACTTTGATGAATTTGAAAGGATGCTCTTTCATCTACCTCTGATAGGTTCCTCATTTAAGAAAATATATTATGATGCTTCTTTTAAACGCCCTATCTCAGAATTTATTCCTATTGATCAGTTTTATGTTTCTTATAATGCATCTAATCTAAGGAACGCTGATCGTTATACACATGTAATTTACAAAAGTCCTGTTGATCTTTATCGAGAAATAAAAGCAGAGATGTATTCAGACATTGATCTTCCTGAAGCAGGTATGGTTAATCCTACATCCTTCTCGGAAAAGATGGATACGATTATAGGACTGTCTCCATCTAGTGATTCTGATCCTCAATATGTTTTATTAGAACAGCATTGTTATCTAGATATAGCTGATCCTCAATCAGAAGATGGAGAATCTCTTCCTTATATTGTAACAATAGAAGAACAATCTAAACAGGTACTTAGTATTCGACGTAATTATGCCAAGGATGATCCCACAAAACAAAAGAAAGTACACTTTGTACACTATCGTTTTGTTCCAGGATTTGGTTTCTATGGTTTAGGACTCATGCACTTTCTTGGTAATCTGACTATGAGTGCGACTGCTGCAATGCGAGCATTGATAGATGCAGGTCAATTTGCGAATCTCCCAGGTGGCTTTAAGGCTAAAGGTGTGCGAATGGTAGGCAATAACGAGCCTATAGCTCCAGGAGAGTTCAAGGAGGTTGAAGCAACAGGTATTGATTTGAACAAGGCTATTATATCTCTCCCTTACAAAGAGCCTTCCTCGACGCTCTACCAAATGCTTCAGTTTGTAACTGCTGCTGGACAGAAGTTTGCAGACAGCACTGAACAGATTGTTTCAGATGCTGCCTCCTATGGACCTGTGGGAACTACAATGGCATTACTAGAAGCCTCAAGTAAATTCTTTACAGCTATACATAAACGACTTCATAAGTCTCAAAGAGATGAATTTAAAATTCTTGCCAGCATAGATAAAGATTATCTACCACAAGAATATCCTTATGAGGTTCCTCTGGCAGAGCGTAGTATCTTTCAATCAGACTTTGATGGTAAAGTTGATGTAATTCCTGTCAGTGACCCTAATATTCCTTCTAATGCTCATCGTATGATGCTGGCTAATATGGCATTACAAATGGCACAACAGTCTCCTCCAGGAATGTTTAATACAGAAGCTCTAAATAGAACGATCTTGAGTGCAGCTAATATGCCTAATCTAGATGAGATACTACCACCAAAACCAGAACCAAAACCTCTTGATCCTGTATCTGATATTATGGCAGCAGTTAAGGGTATTCCAATTGCTGCTTTCCCAGGACAAAATCACGATGCTCATATTCAAGTAAAGATGGCATATCTACAAGACCCAATGAATGGAGCTAATCCGATTATGCAAAGAGTACAGCCTGTTCTTCAAGCCAATATACAAGAGCATTCTGTTATGAAATATCAAGAACAGGTAAATGGTATCGCACAAAAAGAACTTGGAACTGTTGCTCCAGAGTCTGCTCAGAAACCTCAAGTTATAGAACTAGCTCTAATGGAAGCAGCTAAACAAGTACAAAATGCAAACCAAGCAATGGGTATAGCACAATCTCCAGAACAACAAATGGTTTCTCTTGAACAAGCCAAGGTTGAACTAGAGAAGCAAAAGATGCAAATGGACCTTGCTGTTAATAATGCAGAAGTTGCTCTAGAAAATAAAAAGCTTGATCTTGAAGAAAATAAACAAATGATGGAAGCTACTAAAGCTGGAATTACTACAGCAATGAAAGATGAAAAAGCTGAAGCTGATAGAGCCAGTAAAGAAACCATCAAAGCTATTGAAATGTTAACTAAAATTTTAACAGCACAGATGAAAGAAGAAGGAGAAGATAAACGATCAGTAATAGATTTAGTTAGAGATCAAGCTGATCAAAAAAATAAAACTGATATGAAAGCAGTAGATATGATTTTAAATTTAATAAAGGAGACAACTAATGCCTAATTATGCAAAGATGCATTATCCCAATGATGCGAAAGGAATCACCGATGGGAAGCCTACTCATGTAGTAGATCGAAATAAATCTTATGGTGATTTTGGAAAAGATAATGTAGTTGGAGAACGTGCCAAGCGTTCTAACTTAGATAATTTTGATCCAAAATATTGGGAAATGCCTAAACCAAGTAAGCTTAAATATTCTTAATGGACATATTTGAAACTATAGCTCAAGTATACCAAGAAGAAATTGAAAATCAAAAGATTAGTCTAGCTCAAGGTAATCCTACAGATTATCCTGCATATAAACAAGTAGTAGGCTATATAGCAGGAGTTGAGTGGGCTAGACAAAACCTAAGAGATATTGTACAGAAACAACTTTATATAGAAGAGGAGTGAGATGCAACAGGCACATTTAGGAAATGCAGTAAAAAATAATCTTTGGACTACAGATGAAGATGAACATCCTGATCCAGATATATTACCAGAACTTCCAGGATTTCATGTTCTTGTAAGACCTATATCAATTAAGACAAAAACCAAAGGAGGTATTATTCTACCTGATTCTACAAAGGATGATATGGCATATCTAACCACAGTCGGGCGTGTACTAGCTCTTGGAGATATGGCATATAAAGACCAAGATAAGTTTCCATTTGGTCCTTGGTGTGAAGAAGGTGATTATATCTGTTATGGTAAGCATACAGGTACAAAGTTATTTTATAAAAGCGTCAGGCTAATTTTAATGTTTGATGATCAAGTCATGATGAAGGTAGAGAATCCTGCATATCTCGATCCTACATTTAATTTAACTAGTTTTTCAATGTGACTTGAAATTTACCAAAAAATATGGTATAATAGTATATAACGTAAACACGATTGTTTCGTAAACAACGGAGAGAAAAATGAACGACGATGAAACCTGGGAAGAAGTAGAAGTCCCTGAACAAGAAGTAAATTATGAAATAGAAGAGGAAGAGGCTCCTCAAGAAGCTGCTCCTCCTCAAGAAGAAGATAAACCTGAAGAACTAGAAGGTATTAAAACTAAAGGAGCAGAGAAAAGAATTAGGCAATTAGTTCGTCAACGTAAAGAACGTGATGAACAGATTTCTAAATTAATTGCTCAAAATGAATCATTAGTAAATAATTTACAACAGAGAGAAAATTCTTTTAATGAAGTAAGTAAACTAAATCTAGATGCTTCTGAAAAACAATTAACAGATAAAGTTACACTGGCACGTAATGCCTATATGGAAGCATTTGAAAGTGGTGAAAAAGAAAAGCTTCTGCAAGCACAAGAAATGCTTAATGAAGCGCAAGTAGATTTAAAACATTTAAATCTTACAAAAGCACAAATGGAAGAAGTTGCTGAACAACCTGAACCAGTTCATCAGCCAACACAACAAAAGGCTGTTCAGCCTACACCTGATCCTAGAGCAGAAGAGTGGGCTACACAAAATGAATGGTTTGGTAAAGATAAAATTTTAACTGTTTCAGCTTTAACAATAGATCAAGAACTTAAATCGGAAGGATATGATCCAGATGATGATGAATTTTATCATGAAGTTGATCGGCGGCTTGCAGAAGCTTTTCCACATAAGTTTAAAGCCAGTGAAGTGGCTGTGGAATCAGATCAAAACCGTATGCAGGAAAATACGTCAACTCCTGCTCAAGTGGTGGGAAGCAGTTCGCGCTCTGCTCCCAATTCCTCGAAATCCAAAGTAAAGCTAACTCCAGAAGATGTTAGGCTTGCTAATAAATGGAATATACCCCTTGAAACTTATGCTGCTCAGAAACTAAAAGTTGCTGAAGCAGACGGCGAATATACGCAAATTACTTAGTGCGGAGGACATGAAATGACACGCGAACAATCACGTATTGATACTCTAAGAGAAACAAAGACCAGAGAAGAAGAGTTTGTTTTTGAGGAACCTGATGCTTTGTCTATACCTGATGCGGTACAGCAAAGATTTCAAAATGAAGGATTATCCCTTCGATGGATTAGGATTTCTCTGCGAGGGCAAGAAGACATTATGAATGTTGGAAAGCGAGAGCAAGAAGGATGGACTTTTGTTGAACCTGGAGAAGTTCCTGAAATGGCATCAACATCCTACGTGAGGGATGAAGGCAGATACTTGGGTACAGTCTGTCGTGGAGACGTAGCTTTGGCAAAAAAGCCAACTAACCAAGTAGAAGCACGACAAGCATTTTATCAAAAGAAAGCAAATGATATGATGGATGCTGTAAATGCACAGCTTTACAATAATTCAGATGCTCGACTTAGAAATATGCCTGTTTCTAATAGTAGTAAATCAACCACTATGAGAGGACGCACTCCAAATTTTCAGGACTAAATCCTCTCTACAATTAGGAGGAACTAGAAATGAGTACAACTAAAGCATTTCGTGGGTTCATTCCTGTCCGAAAAAAAGGTAGTAACTATAACTCTGAAGGTGTAGACGTACTGCCAATTACTTCTGGTGGTCTATGTAGTAATAATCTTTTCACTGGTGATCTGGTTGTTATGCCAGGTGCCAATCTTGCTACGATTCAACCTCATATTGCAACTACTCTCAAGCCGTCTGGTGTGTTTGCTGGTTGTCAATATGTAGAAGATGGCGAACAAAAGTTTCGTCGGCATTGGACAGGAGGTACTAGCGTAACGGATTTGAAATTCCACGTTATCACTGATCCTGATCAGATTTATTACATTCAATGTTCTCTCTCGCTTTCTGTTGGAGAACTTAATGTAGTAAAGAATTATGCTGTTACTGTTAGCTCGACTGCAAGTTCGGGAGATACGACTACTGGTCAGTCCAGTTATTATCTCTTGGCTGCTTCTGGCGCAGAAACTGAACTAGCTGCGCGAGTTGTTAAGCGTGCAGAACTTCCTGATGAGAAGGATAGCGATGCTTTCCCGATTGTGGAAGTTTGGCTAAACACTCACCGAGATCGGTACGTTACTGCTACCGCATCCACAGCTTAATAAGGAAGGTGTATCATGGCTATAAATCGTTCAAGTATTGCTAAAGAACTCCTTCCTGGCCTTAATGCTGTTTTCGGTCTAGAGTATGGTGATGTTAATAATGAGCATGAAGCTCTTTATGAAACGGAAAACTCTGATCGGGCATTTGAGGAAGAAGTTCTATTTACAGGTTTTGGTACTGCCCCAACCAAAGGTGAGGGTGCTGCTGTAACCTATGATGACGCGCAGGAAAGTTACACTGCACGTTATACGATGGAAACCGTCGCTCTGGCCTTTGCCGTTACGGAAGAGGCTATGGAAGACAATCTGTATGACACGTTTGCGAAGCTACGTGCCAAGGGTCTTGCAAGGGCAATGGCAAATACGAAGCAAGTCAAAGCTGCTAATCTATTCAATAATGGTTTCTCTGATACCATTGGCGATGGCGTAGCATTCTTTGCTTCGACACACCCAACGATCAGTGCAGGTAATCAGTCTAACTTGATTGCTGCTTCTGATCTTTCAGAGTCTACTCTGGAAACTGCTCTAACGAATGTACAAAAAATTGAAGATGATCGTGGTATCTTGATTGGTGCCAGTTCTGTATCTCTTCATATTCCTGTAGATTCATGGGCAATTGCGGATCGTGTTCTGAACAGCCCTGGAACTACTCAGGTTAGTGCTGCTCAGAAAGACCCGAATACAAACGCTATCAATGCAACGCGCCATATGGGTATGTTGCCTGATGGATTCTATGTCAACCGTCGATTTACCGATACGACTTCTTGGTTCATTAAAACGGATGTTCCGAATGGCACCAAGATGTTTGTTAGGACTCCTCTTCAAACGAAGATGGAGCCTGATTTCGATACTGGTAATCTTCGTTTCAAGGCGCGTGAGCGTTATGCTTTCGGTGTCTCTGATTGGCGTGGATGGTTCGGTTCACAAGGATCGTAATTATAATTGATAAAGTCAGGGAGGATTATGGTATTCGTGTGAAATATCATTATAAACTCCTTTTTAAAATATTGCTGAGGGAACTGATACCTCGGCTGTTAAGACGGGATGATTTTGCTCCCGACTATGTAAATGCACTTCTTTGTGAGCATCGTTTCCGATGATCATTAGATACCGTGGAGAAATACAGTTCTCCCTGACTTTACTTTAGGAGATAAATATGGCAAATAATTATAATTCACTTTTTCAGGCAGGTGCAGGAGTTATTTCTACAGCAGCTAAAACTCGCATTATTGCGGTCCATGCTCATAGTACAGTAGCAGGTTCCTTTGATATCAAGGGAGCAACATCAGGAGTTTTAAAATTCTTTGTAGCAGCCAATGAAAGTGCAGATATTTATATTGGAGATATGGGAGTTCCAATGGTAGGAAGTGTAAGTGTTTCGGTTCCTGCTGATGGGGCTGCTTTAACATTGATAGTAGGCTAATAAAATGCCTAACTTTTCGTTTTTAAAAAATGATTTGATTAATACAACTGAGAATGACTCAACTGAGTTTTCAGATCAAATACCTTTTTTTGTAGAAAAAGTAGAGAACAGACTTGCAAATGATCTAGACGATTTTGGTCTAGATTTTTTTGCTACTGTATCTTGTTCAATAGGAAATCCTATTGTATCTCTTCCTGTTGATACAAAAATTGTAAGAAATGTAAATGTAATATCAAGTGCATCATCTACAAGAACTAATCTATTACCTAGAACTTATGAGTATGCAATAGATTATTGGCCTCATGCAAGCGCATCCGTAGGCGATCCTAGATATTATTCACGTAAAACAAACACAGAGATTTATATTGTACCCACTCCTGCATCAGCAGTCGATATAGAAGTACAATTTGTTCGTAAACCTTTAGGTTTAGCTTCTGCAACTGGAACCAGTGTAACAACTTCTAATTATTTTAGTGAGTTCTGTTATAATGCTTTATTCTATGGTTGTATGATCGAAGCTACCATGTATATGAAAAGTTGGAATGATCTTCAGATATGGGAAGGTCAATACCAAAACGCAATTAATCAACTTAGAAACCAGGCTCGTCGGACCCGACAAGATGACATGGCACAAGCAGCAAGTCCTGCTGGTGGTCCTGATACTGTTATTATGGGTTCAACTTAATGGCTATTGGTAGAAGTAAAGTTTCAAAACAAGTATCTAAACCTAAACTAGGTTCAGGTAAAAGATTTAAAAGTTTAACAAAAAAGTTAAAAAAGAAGGGAGCTAAGAATCCCAAAGCTCTTGCAGCCTATATAGGACGAAAAAAATATGGGAAGAAAAAGTTTCAAAAATTAGCATCTAAAGGAAAAAGGAGAAAGTCATGAAAGATTTTGTATCAGGTGCAGCAGCACGAAAGCTTCCCAATCTTGATCCAGATTTGAATGAGATCGTAGGTCGTCCTACAGGTCAGGGATTTGGTGCAGCTAGGAAAGGACCGAGTGTCGTAGCTTCTTCTGACAAAGACCTCATGAAAGAGGAGGACTAGTCATGGCTGAACCTAAAAGTATTTCCCAAGCCCGTAAAATGGGTAAAAGCTATTTTATAGGAAAAGACGGGAAACGAAAAGCTGCGGTTACAAAAGAAGAACTTGATGAGTCAAGATTATCTTTGCGTGATTATTTAAATAAACAACGTAAAGCAAGGAGGACAGGTGCTGATCTTAGTGCGTCTAAACCTACAGCAAAGAGTGAAGGTAAAAAAGAACCTTCACCTACTCTTAAATCTAAATCTAAAAAGTATGTAGGTTCAAGTCAACGTCCTGATAATCGTCCTGTTAAATCTACTCCTAAATCTAAATATAGACCAAGAGGATCATCTGCTCCACTAGGAGGAAAAGCTGATCCATATAAATATGTAGGTACAGGCCCAAGAGGACAAAAAGGTCAAGCTCCTGTTCCTACAACGGAAGAAAAAATAGCAATGGGTGGGCTTCTTATTGGTAATTTAGGCGGTCCAGGAGCAAAGGTTGCTATTAAAGCAGCTACAACATATGGAAAACCTTTTATAAATCAGCTAATAAGAAAAATTAAAGATTTATCTAATAAAGAACAAGAAGATATATTAAAGTCAGTTTCTCGAAGTAAGCTATCTAAAAAAGAAGTTACTGAAGCTATCAAAAATGCTGAGTCTCCACATAATATACTAGCAGAGGTAGCTCGACAAAAATCAGCAATATCTGTACAACGCGCCTCAGGAGAACCTCTTTTTAAAAGTACTGTAAGACAAAAAAACCAAGCAGCTCGTAATAGAAAGAGGCGTCAAGAAACTAAAAGAAAAAAAGAATTAGAAAAAATGAATGAACAAGCAGCAGGTTCTACAAGGATTCCTGGTGCTAAATTACGTAAAAAAGGCGGTCCTATTAAAAAATATAATGAGGGTGGTAAAGTTGTAAACCGTAAAGGCGGTGGACAGGTTATGTCAGGTTCTGATCTTGTTTCATCATTGTATGATTAAGGAAAAGTTATATGGCTATTTATTCTAAAGGTTTACAACGTCCTCAAAGAAAACCAGCAAAAGAAAGGCGTCAACGACAAATATCGTTTAAAAAACCTAGAATACGTAAAGGTAAACGTCCTCGTCCTTTTTCTGTTAAAAAGGGAGGACAGATAATAAATAAAAAAATGGGTGGAACTTTTTTTGTTGCATCTTTATATGATTAAGGAGAATTAAAATGCCAGGACCAGCAGCTATACCTATTATTATGGCAGGAATATCAGCAGCAAGATTAGTTGGACCTAAACTAGCTGAGTCTTTAATAAGTAGAGGACTAGCTAAAAAAGCAACAGGAGAAGCTGCAAAATTAGCTAAAAATAAAGTTCGATCAGGTACTACAAAAGAAATTAATCAAGTTAAAGACTTACCTGCTACTGTTCAAAATAAAATGCAATTTGGAATAAAAAAAGCACAACAAAAACCAAAATCATCTTCATCTAAAATATCACAAGAATCTAGTACTGCTGCTCAAAATAGAGCAAGATTAAAACAAATGCAAGAACGAGAAGCACAACAAGAAGCAGCTAAACAAGCAGCTAAAAAATTAAAACCTAAAAGTGAAAGACAACGTGATCCACATATATCCTTAAAAGAAATAAGAAAAAGGAAGTTACTAGGTAATCGTTCATATGAAAATTATTTAAATAAAGCTTTGAATAAAGAAAAAAATCAAGCTAGAGTTACTGAAAGTCCTACAACTCCACGTTCACAAAAAGATATGCGTCTTCCTCGTAAAGGTGAAACTATGAAACGTAAAGGTGGAGGTACGATAGGATCAGGTAATGATCTTGTTGCATCTCTGTACGATTAAGGAGAAGTTATATGTCTAAAGAAAAAGTACATACTGAATCAGATCGCACTTATAATCCTATGAATCAACCAACGGCACCTCGTCCAAAACCAAAACCAAAATCTACAAAGAAAAAAATTTCTAAGCGTGGTGGTGGAGATTTTAAGATTGAAATGAAAATTCCTAAAGAAATGGTTAATCAAGGTGTAATGTATGGTTACAAAAAAGGTGGTCAAGTTTAATATAATTATTATTAGGAAAAATAATGGCAACTAGTGGTACATTTAATTTTAACCTTGATATAGACGAGGTTATACAAGAAGCAAGTGAAATGATCGGAGGAGAAAATACTCTTGGTCATGAACCTGCTTCTGCCAGACGTTCTATAAATCTGATGCTAACTGATTGGCAGAACAGAGGTGTTCTTCTATGGTCAACAGAAGTAACAGCCGTTACTGTTGCTGCTAGTGTTACATCTTATGCTTTAAGTAGTTCGACTGTAGATGCTTTAGAAGTAGTTGTAAATAGAGATAATACTGATCTTCAATTAACTCGTATTTCATTTGAAGAATTTTTAATTATTCCTAATAAAACTCAAACAGGTAGGGCAACTCAATATACTATTAAACGAGATCGAGATAATCCTACATTAAGTATATGGCCTATTCCTGATAACAGTACAGATATTTTAAAAATAGAGCGAATTAGTCAGTTACAAGATGTGAATAAATCAGCAGATCAAAATGCTGATCTTCCAAAAAGATTTTTACCTCCGTTGACTTGTGGTTTATCTTATTACATGGCAATGAAAAGACCTAATGTACCAAATGAAAAAATTGCAATGTTAAAAGGAAACTATGAAGAACTTCTTTTACGAGCAATGGAAGAAGATAAAGAACGTGCAAGTATTTTCTTTAAACCTAAAATTAGGACTGTGTAATGGCAACAGATCGTAAAGCTTTAGCAGTATGTGATATTTGTAATTTTAGATATCCACATAGATTAATGAAGCTTAATAGCTTTGGTTTATTAGTTTGTCCAGAAGATTATGAAGGTTCTTTTGATTTAAAGAATCATCCTCAAAATAAAATTCCTGATGTAAGAGATGATACAAAAATAAATAATCCTAGACCTGATTCAGGAGGTCGTAACCTAGTGTGGAATACAGCAAACTTACTTTGGGAAGGAACTCCCAATAATATGAGTGATCAAGTAGTTTCACCAGTTTGGAATAGCGCATGAGTGATTTTGATTTAACAGGTAAAAGAATAGCAGATACTTACAAAGGTTTACTTAAACTAGCTGTAAGTGGTAATGGTGCAGTATCTTCATCTTTAACTCAAGTTGAAGGAGGAGATGGAACTAATACAGCTTTACTTGTAGCTACTAGTGCTATACGAGTTGGAGGTGCTTTTGCAGTATCTTCTAGCACATCTATAGGTGGTTCTTTAAAAGTTAATGGAGATGTATGTGCAAGCTCTTACTTTGGCAGTGGGCGTCATCTTACTAGTATTATAGCAAGTGGAGATACATCTGTTAGTTCTCTTATTGTAGCTAATACTGCTACAATTGGAGGAACTCTTTCGGTAGGTGGAGCAGTTAATTTTTTAAGTACAGCGACTGTATCTGGTAATTCAGGATTTCTAGGAACAGTACGTGTAAGCGGAGCTACATCACTTGAAGGTGCTGTTAAGATGAACAGTACAGCTACTGTAAGTGGAGCTACAGGATTTCTTGGAACGGTTAGAGTAAGTGGTAATACAACTGTAGGCGGAACTCTGGATGTAGCAGGTAATACGTCAGTAGGAGGAACACTTATTACAACTGGAGCAGCAACATTTGATGATGATGTTTCAGTTTCAGGTAATGTTAATATAGGCGGTACAGCAACTGTTGCAGGAGCAGCATCTATTGGTGGGGCTGTATCAATTGGAGGAGCCGTTAATTTATTAAGTACTGCAACAGTATCAGGCGCAGCAGGATTCTTGGGATCTGTTCGAGTTAGTGGAGCTACCTCACTTGAAGGAGCTACAGTACTAGGATCAACTGTTACTGTAGCAGGAGCAGGACATTTTAAAGACGATGTTTCTGTAAGTGGTAATCTTAATATTGGAGGTACAGTTACAATAGCAGGAGCAAATGTACAAGCAACTAATGCTAAAGTATGTGCCAGTGCTTTCTTTGGTGATGGTTCTAATTTAAGTAATGTCCCTGCTGTTATTACAGGTAATATATCTGTTAGTAATATATTAGTAGGAGGAACTGCCACAGTATCTGGTGATGCTACATTTAAAACTAATGTATCTGTAAGTGGTAATTTAGTTGTAGGAGGAACTACAACAATAGTAGGTGCAGCTTCTATAGGAGGGGCTGTATCAATAGGAGGTGCAGTTAATCTTCTTAGTACAGCCACAGTATCTGGTGCAACAGGTTTCCTTGGAACTGTAAGAGTTAGTGGTAATACTACAGTAGGTGGTACATTAGATGTAGCTGGTAATACCTCAGTAGGTGGAACATTTATATCTACTGGTGCAGCCACATTCGATGATGATGTATCTGTATCAGGTAATGTTAATATTGGTGGAACAGCTACCGTAGCAGGGGCAGCTTCTATAGGAGGAGCAGTATCTATAGGAGGTGCTGTAAATCTTTTAAGTACAGCTACTGTTAGCGGTGCTACAGGATTTTTAGGAACAGTACGTGTAAGCGGTAATACAACTATCGGAGGCACGTTAGATGTAAATGGTAATACTTCTATAGGAGGTACATTCCTAGCTACAGGTGCAGCTACTTTTGACGATGATGCTTCTGTATCAGGAAATTTAAATGTTGGAGGTACAGCTACTATAGGAGGAGCAGCATTAATTACAGGTAATGTAAGTCTTGGTGGTCAATTCTTTTTAGCTAAGTCAGGAGCAGCAGCTATATCAGCAACAGCTATTAATGGTATTACTTCTGTTTCATTAAACTTTTCTAATGCTCAAAATTTTCTTACAACAGTTACAGCCGCACATACATTAGCTAGACCAACAAACGCAACTAAGGGACAAACAGGAAGTATTTTCTTTGTACAATCAGGAGGTAGTGGAACATTAGCATATAATACTTGTTGGAAATTTATTGGAGCTAGTGTTCCTACTTTTGCTACAAGTAATGGAGCAGTATCTAGATTAGATTATATTGTTGTATCAATATCTAGTGACAGTACTGGTGAAAATATACATGCAATTTTAACAAATGAATATGGACGTTAATTATGGTTTTTTCTAATAATTTACTTTTTGCAGCAGCAGCAGCAGCTTCAGACGATTCTGGATTTAATACTTCATTAATTAGTAATTCAGTTTGGTTTGACTCTGGCGATTTCCTAACGCAAGATACAGCAGAAGCTAATTCTGGTCGTAAAGAAGCAATATTTTCAACATGGATACAAAGAACAAAACTTGGCGAACAAGGCATGATGATGTGTGTCAACGGTAGTAATTCTAATGATTATCTAGTATTAGATTTTCAGGCAGATGACACTTTACGGTTGCTTGCCTATGCAACAACGATTTTAGTTACAACTCAAGTTTTCCGAGACATTGGTTGGTATCACATTCTTGTTACAATTGATACCTCACAAAACGGCAATGACAGTCAAAAGATTTTTGTAAACGGTACTGAAATAACCACCTTCTCAACTCGTAATAATTTTGGCTCAAGTGCCGACATTGCTTGGGGCAGGAACGCTACTCATTTGGTAAATAGTTCTCCAACATCCGTTGGATCAAATCAAATGATTGGGTATATGGCACAAACGGCGTTGATTACCGATAAGTCATTTCAACAAGGTGATTTTAGTATAACAGATTTTTTAGATACGTTTACATTGGGTACAAATGGCTCCCAGTTTATTCCAAAAGCTGATGGTGACATTGCAACTATTGCAGGTACTGGAGGTAATAATTCTTTTTCTTTTGACTTTTCAAATAGCTCTGATCTTGGAAACGATACTAGTGGAAATAATAATGATTTTACAGCTACCAGTATGGCAGCGGCGAATCAAACAGAACATACTCCAAGTTTGTCATATCCAGTCTTCAATGTGCTTTGTCCTAAGTTTATAGACGGTGGAACATGGACTGTAGGTAATACAAAAATGGTTTCAACTAGCGAACAAACCAATGCAATTGGAACTTTACCGCCAGTATCAACTGGAAAATATTATTATCAGTGGGTCTTTACAGACAATGCTACCAGTGGAAATTGTAGACTTGGAATGACTCCAATTGATAATTGGGACGGCGAAACCATTGATCCAATTGCTTCTGGTGATATATTTATGGCGGATCATCGAAACGCATTATTTAGAAAAGGTTCGACAACGGTAACTAGTATTTTAGGGTCGTCAGGTACGTATGCTTTAGCTTTTGACCTTGATGCGGGCAAGGTGTGGGTTGGATCGGTTGACACAAGTGATGGTAGTATTGACTGGTTTAATTCAAGCGGTGGGACAGATGGTGACCCCGCAAACGGCACTAACCCAACGGCGACTTTTACAGCAAATACTGTGATGATTCCTTTCGCCATGTTGGGCAAAGCTTCTGGAACTAGTTGGACTATCGAATGGAATTTTGGTCAATTTGGATTTGGCAATAGTGATGTGCCGACTGGATTTAAAAAGCTTAATTCTAAAAATCTAACCGCTCCAGAGTTTCAAGGAATAGACTATTTTGATACTACTCTTTATGAGGGTAATGGCAAAGGTCAACGAGTAGGTGACTTTGTTCCGTTCACTGACTCAGAGACTGTGGCAAATTCAATTATATTTAATGATGATGACGGTGCTTTTCTTAATCGTACCTACGGCACTGCAACAGCAGCAACTAAGTTCACATTTTCATGTTGGTTTAAAGTTGGTAGTGGCACAGGTGATCAGTATCTTATATCAACAGGAACAGATAATGCTTCTGAAGGATACATTGCTCTCAATTTCAGTACAGGTGGTGGTCAAATCTGGATAGCTGACCCTAACGATGGTGCTGGTTTTGGTGCAAGAACTAATGCATTATTTATAGATCCTAGTCAGTGGTATCATCTCTGTGTAGGAGTTGATACTACGGCAGGTAGTGGATCAAGAGTTAAACTTGAAGTCAATGGTATTGAACACACACTTCTTACTCTTTTTGGATCTGCTACAGAACCATCATCTTCTCAATCTATGAACCTAAATGAAGGCAATGCTTTCAATATTGGCAGACGGCTAAGAACATCTGGTGACTTATTTGATGGCTATCTTGCAAATGTATTTTTTATAGATGGTCAAAAGAAAGCTGCATCTGATTTTGGACAGTTAGATACAAGTACTAACCGTTGGATACCAAAAGCCTATACTGGTACTTTTGGTAATAACGGATATAAACTGGCATTTGGCACTGCACCTGGAACTGGAAGCGGTGCTGGAACTGATACATCTGGCGAAGGTCATAACTGGACAGAAAATAATTTTACTGCCAGTGACCAGATGATAGATACCCCTACTAAAAACTTTACAACATTTGATCCAGGATATTCTGGTGGTGGTAGTAATGTTTGGACTGAAGGCAACACAAAAGTAAAAGGTACAGACGGTTCTCTTTCAGATGCTTCAACAACAACATTCGGAATGACAGGTAAAGTTGTATTTCAATTTCAAGTGAATACAGTTGCTAACGATTATCCACAGTGTGGATTTATAACCAGTCAAGCGGGATTAGAAGATATAAATGCTACCTCTGGTTCTATTCAGTTAGGAACCTCTTCTGTTGCTGGTAGTTTTAAGTATGATGCTATTGGTAACTTTTTTATACCAGCTGGGCCAGAAGCTACTATATTTGATTCAGTATCAAGTTTACAAGCTTTAGATGCTGACGATGTTCTTCGTTATGAAATAGACACTGACGCTGGCACTGTAAAAGTATTTTTCCAAAATGAAGGCTCTGGTTCTTTCACAGAAATTACTGGAGCAAGGGTAACTAACTTTCCTTTTGATCCAATTTTTGGAGTACGTCCTGCTGTTTCAAACTACAATAATAGTATAGTAACTTTACAAACAGGTGGACAGACAACATTATCAAGCGTAACAACAGACTTTAAAGAAATTAATCAAGATAACTTAGATGATACTGCTTCTAAAATTACAGCACTAGCATGGATAAAAAACAGGGATTCTACTGACTCACATGTTTTAGTAGATCGAATTAGAGGGGTCGGCGAAGTACAGCATTCTAACGAAGCTGTCGCTGATGCAACCGAAGTTAATACTATAAAAAGGTTTTTCCAAAGAGGTGTGCAAGTTGGTAGTGATGTACAAGTAAATACTGCTACTGAAAGCTATGTTCTGTGGCAGTGGCTTCTTGGTGATAGCGCGACTACAGGAGCAACGCTTAGTGGTGGTAGCCCAGATATCACTTCGACAGGAATTGTTGCGGATACAGGCCATTTTTCGGTTGGTGTATACGAAGGATCAGGGACTGACGATGACGACATTTCGCATGGTTTAGGTGGAACAATTGAGATGTTACTCGTCAAGCATTTTGCTGCCGACACAGATGATTGGATGGTTTGGCATAAAGATTTATCCAGTAACTCTCACCAATTACATCTAAATGAGGCTAATGCTGAAGATACCACAAAAAATGCTTGGGGTAGTAATCCAGTTTTTGATGCAAATGTTTTTCGGGTTGGAGCTACGGATGAAACAAATAAAGACAGTACGGGAAATTCGCATGTTTTTTACGCATTTCGTTCAATTAATGGTGTGTGTAAGGTAGGAAGCTATACTGGAACTGGTAGTGCCACCGCAGGACCATATGTTCCACTTGGTTTTAAACCTAGATGGATCATGTTAAAAAATGCTTCTGTCGCTCGAGATTGGGTTATTGTTGATACAGCAAGAACACCCATAAACACTGCTGAAAAATTCTTGTTCCCTAACTTAAATATTGCAGAAGCTGCAAGAGGATCAGCGAGTGGGAGTGATTATGATATAGATATATTATCAGATGCTTTCCGTCCCTTAACAGGAGATAGCGCACCTAATGGTGACGGCAATACGATTATATATATAGCAATGGCAGATATAGGTGGTAACGGGACACTACCTCCTATATATAGTAGATAATCCAAGAAAGGAAAACAGACTATGTGGGCAAGAATTATGGGTAATCAATTGGTGGAAATTATTAATCGTCCAAAACCAATGGTTATAAATAATGTTCAATATTCTACAGCAATTTTTAGTTCTGCTTGGTCTAATGAAGATCGTAAAGCTATTGGTATTGTTCCTTATGAATATATTGGTTCAGGAGTAGACAATATGTTTTATTCTTCTTCTGAATCTTCTCCAGAAGTTCAAGCAGATAAAGTTGTAGTTACTAAAACAAAGACTGCTAGAGATATAGATGAGATTAAAACTACAATGAAACAACATGTAGTTAATATTCTTAAAAGTTATTTAGAACAAACTGATTGGATTATTATTAGAGAAAAAGATAATGGTACTGCAAAACCATCAGACCTTGCCAAGTGGAGAGATGATCTTAGAGTCAAAGCTAAAGCTTTAGAAACTGCTATTGATAGTAAAGGAGATGTAGCTAGTCTAGAAGCTATGACTATAAGTGCAGAAGAGGGAAAAATAGCAGAGTTTAATGATTGGCCTTCTAATCCAAGAGCAGGATAATGAAGTTTTTAACTATTATAATAATAGGATTTTTATTAACTATATTACCTAGTTGTGCAGCATCTAAAGATACTATTGTTAATACAGTTCCTGTAAATAATAAAAAGATAAAGCAGGAAACATGGAAACAAGGAGATATAGTTGCAGCGTTTATTGTATGTAAAACTGAAAAAGATATTATGGAAATTGCTTTTGCAGATTCACTAGGGGAACCAGAAATTTTAAATAAAATTCTTGAAAAGAAAGTTTCAAAAAAATGTATTCAGTTTCAACCACCAATTCCCTTTTTAGTAATAGATGTATTAGGTAGTTATTTAGACTATAAAAAAATAGAGACAAGTATATTAAAAATAAAAAGCAAATGGAATGAACAACTAGTAGGTTATGTTATAGTTGCAGGAAAACCAGCGAAGGATAAAGGAATTTAATAATGGCGAGTACATTTACAACCAATATACGCCTTAATAAACAAGGGGATGGTGATAATCCTAATAGTTGGGGGCAAGTATTAAATGATGGCGTTATTAGTTTAACAGATCAGGCTATTGCAGGAATAGCTACGATTAGTGTAGGCGCTACAACATCTGTAACTTTAACGTCTAATAATGGTTCAGGAGATCAAGCACGATCTGCTATTCTTCATATTAAAGGAACGGTAGGAGGAAGCCATAATACTATCTCTCTTGTTATTCCAGGTAATACCAAACACTATTTAATTAATAATGCAGTTTCTGCTAATACAACGGCAAGTGACATTATTAAAATTAAAACTGCTGCTGGTGATGGTTTTGATGTGCCTCTAGGAGGTATAGGATGGGTTTATTGTGATGCTACTTCTGTTCGACCTACTAATACTAAAGGATTTAATTTAGGTACAGCAGCAAGTGCAGACATTGGTGTTTGTGCTACTAATATACCTGATACATCTTTAGCTGATCTTAGATATCTTAGAACTTCTGTAACGGTTAATACAACGCTATTAGGAACAAAGACTATACGAGATGGACAGTTTGTTATTGGTACATCTGCTAGGGCTGTAAATCCAATAACAACATTAACTGATGCTACTTCTATTGCTGTTGATTTATTAGGAGGTAATAACTTCTTGGTAACTCTTGGAGGCAATAGAACTTTAGCTGCTCCTTCTAATGCAACAGCAGGACAGACAGGGCTTATCTATGTTATTCAAGATGGTACAGGTAATCGAACTCTTGGATATAATACTGTTTATAAATTTGTAAGTGGATCAATTCCTGTTTTAACAACAACTTCAGGCGCAGTTGATATGTTAATATATAGTGCAAGAAGTGCTACTACTATTGATGCTGTAATGCTTCATGACTTTAAGAGATAACTCATGACAGGAAAACTAGTTAAACTTGATTTTCCTCCTGGTATATTCAAAGAATCAACTGAATATGCTGAAAGCGGAAAATGGTTTAATGCAGATAGAGTTCGTTTTCGTGATGGAAAACCTGAATGTCTTAGAGGATACGAGCCTAAGATAGCAGATACATATGATGGTAATGCAAGAGATTTGTTAGTATGGATTGATAATAGTCAAACAAAACGAGCAATGTTTGGTACAGATAAAAAATTATTTGAATTTCATGGTGACACAATATTTGATGTAACTCCTCTAGCATCTACAGTTACACTAGCAAATTGCTTTGGAACATCAGCAGGAACAAATCGAGTATGTGTTTCAGATAATGGAAGTAATACAGCAGTTGGAAATTTTGTAAACTTTACATCAGCAAGTGCTAATCTTGGAGGTAATATTAATTTAACAGGGAACACTTATGAAATCACTTCTGTTGTTGATGCCAATGTTTATGTAATTAGTGTTACTGATGCAGCAGACGCAACTAGTTCACAAGCAGGAAATGCTACTTTAAATTATTTAATATCTACTGGTACATCAACAGCCGTTGAAGGACTTGGATACAGTGCTGCTAAATATCAAGCAACTGTATGTGCCTCTCAAACAAGAGCTTGGGATGAGCCAGCATCAGCAGGATCATCAGGTCTAGTACGACAGATTACACAATGGAGTCTAGATAATTATGGTGAAGATGTTATAGCTAATAGAAGAAAAGGTCCAATTTTCTTTTTTGATACTGATGCTTCGACATCTCCTATAAGATTAACAACAGTTACTAACTCTCCTGCTACTGTCGATTCGGCTCTTGTTTCTCCTAATGATAGACACATTATTGCTTTAGGTTCTAATGATCTTGCAGGAAATTATAATCCTATGTTAGTACGCTGGTGTGATACAAATCGAAGAGATAATTGGACTCCATCAGTTAGTTCTAATGCTGGGGATAATTTATTAACTGATGGTACTAGAATTGTTGGAGGTGTTCGTTCTCGTAATGGAGTAAACATTTGGACAGATAATGCTTTGTGGAATATGAGTTTTGTTGGTCCTCCTTTTGTATTTAAGTTTCAACAGCTAGGATCAAACTGTGGATTAATAGCACCTCATGCTGCTATAGATTATAATGGAGCATCTATTTGGATGGGACATGATAATTTTTATACTAACGATGGTCAGGTAAGAGTTTTACCTTGTACTGTTAGGAAGCATGTTTTTGATGATTTAAATTTAAGCCAAGCAGATAAAATTTATACAGGAATCAATTCAGAGTTTAATGAAATTATATGGTTGTATCCTTCTAATAATACAACAAATAATGATTGTGATAAATATGTTATCTTTTCACCAGAAGGAAATTATTGGACTATAGGTACAACTTTATTTACAACTTTTGAAGATCAATATGTTTTTGGAAATACTATCACAACAGGAACATCTGTATCAGGAAGCAATCTTTATGATAATGAACCTGTAGGTTCTAATTTACAAACAGGATCAGGTGATCCTTTAACATCTTTTATTGAATCTGCTGACTTTGATATTGATGATGGTAATCAGTTAATGTTTTTAAATAGAATGATTCCTGACTTTGATCTTACAGACGGTAATATTAAATTTTCTATTACCACTAGAGATTATCCTGAAAGTACAGAGTCAGTTACAAAAGGACCATTTACAATTACTAAGTCTACTAAGAAAATAGATTTTAGAGCTAGAGGAAGGCAAGCCAGTATTAAAGTATCAACTAATTCAACTGAAGCTAAATGGAGATGGGGCGCAATACGTGTAGCCTTTCAACCTGATGGAGGAAGATAATGGCTCGTTATCCTAATCTTCCTTCTTTACTAAATGTAGTTGAACCTGAAACTAAAAGAATTTATAATACTTTAGAAAAATGGGGAGCAGCTTTAATTAATCAACTTGATTTAAGAGATCAAGAAATTGAAGCAGCACCAACTACAAACATTTATACAGTTGTTACCATAACTAATATTGGGCGTCCTAAAGGGGGAGATATTGCATACTCAGCAAGCAGTGGTAAGTTTAAAGGATATGTTAGTACCGCTGCATCTACAACATGGAAAGATTTGAATTAATGACTAATGAAGAATATTTTAAGTTTATTAACGATAGTACTTTGATAGGTAATTTGAATCAAGGTCAGATTATGTTGCCTGAGTTATATAATATTCAACAGAAGTTTCATCCAATTCAAAACGTATCTAGCATAAATAATAATCCACAATCTAATTATGCTTCTTTTGGAGACAGATATGCTACCAACAAATAGAAAATTTGAAGACTTTATGGATTTTAGAGATATGATTCAAGGTAATTCTTTGAATGACCGTAGAGAAATGGTTCAGTATATATCTAAAAAGCCTAGAATTGGTAGAGCATTAGGTGGACAAGCAACGCCAGCATCAAGACAATCTGTAGAAAAATCTATGGGAGATAAGAGAATAGCAAAACCAGGAGATTCTTTAGCTGAAATATTTGTAGAATCAGCATTAGCTAAAAATCCAAATCTATTTGATAAATTTTATAAACAACAATCTAAAATATCTGATGGTACTGAAATAATAAAAAGAGGTCTTACAAGTTTACCTGTAGTTGAAGCAAGTTTTGGTGGATTTCTAAAAGACTTTGGTATAGGAATTGCAAAAAGTGTAGTAGGAGATATAGCAGGAGAAGTTGTTGGAAGTGCGTTTGAAGGTTTTGCTCCTGGTATAGCAGATGCATTAGGAACTACAGCAGGGAAAGCATTGTTTGGAGCAGGTACAAATGCTTTGTTTGATTATGGAGCTAAAGAAGTTTTTGGTTATGGTCAAGGACCAAGTTTTGAAAATTTTGCTACAGACGCTTTATTTAGAGGAGTAGCAGATTATTATTCTACACCAGAAGATGAACGTGCTTTTTTTGGTGAATTAGGTTTAGATGAAGAAGAAGATGCTAAAAAAATAAAAGCTATACAAGATGCTAGGAAAAAAATTAGAGCTTCTCGTTTAGGTGAATTAGAGTTTGATACGAAAGGACCAAGAGGAGGTTCAAGAAGAGAAGAACCTGCACCATTTATGGATCGTGTTAAACAATATGGTAGATATACAGGACCATCTGGTGGATTAAATTTAAAAAATCTAGCAATACGAGCCTATCCTGCTGCTGCTAGTGCTATAATGAAAGCATCAGCAGTACCTGCACAACCTCAAGGTATAGGACAACAGCAGATTCAACCTAGTAGAGTAGCACGGTTAAGTCGTGAAGTAGGTGGCTTACGAGGTATTACTGTTCCTGCTAAAGTAGATAGAAATGAACTAAACCAAAGACAAATTACAGAATTATCTACAAAAGGATTTACTATTCATAAGGGAAAACGAATTACTCGTCAAGACTTAATAGGTCGTACAGAATATGCTAGACGTACTAAACCTCTTGCAACATCAGCTACAGGTGGTCTTGTTTCTTTAAAAGATAATGGTGGTCCTGTAGTTAGTGATGCTCAAAAGGCTTATATGAATTGGTTAGATTCAGTGGGTGGTCCTGGTGCATTAAGTAAAAGAGGTTTACAAAGTAGACGTATAGATGAAGTTATAGAGGAGGGTGAAGCTGGTCCTCAATATTTTAGTTACCATCATCAAGGAAATGAAAGAGGTGTAGGAATGTATGATGATATTCCACAAGACTATCATGACTTTCCTTTTGCATATCCTGAACATCCAGCTTTTAGAAGTTTAAATGTTTTAGGTGGTGGACCTGGAGCAGTTCCACCTAGAGTATTTCGATCTTTACAAAAAATAGCTCCTTCAGATTCTAACAGAGAATTTGTTTTAAGATTATTAGGACTTCAAGAGGATGATGATCTTATAGAAGCAAATCAAGGTGGTTCTCTCATGGGAAATCAATTCTCAGGAATGGTAGGTGGAGATGGGCATGGTATGGAAGATAATGTCCAAATGCCTATTGTATCAGATGGAGAACAGGTAGCTACTCTAGCTGTAAGCCCAAAAGAATATGTAGTTGATGCATATACAATGTCAGCATTAGGTAATGGTAATGCTGATGAAGGTGCAAAGATTATGGATGAAACAATTAAATCTATCAGACGTAATGCATACGGTACAAGTAAACAACCTAATGAAATTAATGGTACAAAAGCCCTGAGATCAGGATTAAGTAGTTTAGGATAAAGGATAAAAAGATGGCATCATCATTTTTAGGTACAGGATTTTTTCAACCACAGGCTCGTCCAGGTGGAGTAACTGTTGCAACAGAACGCCTTGCGGAGGAAATTGCTCCTTTTATGCAAGACTATCTGGAGCGAGAATCTGCTCTTGCTACACTGCGTTCTGAAGGATTACGAGATGAGGTAACTGGAGAACTGGTTCTTGATCCTGTAACAGGAGAACCTATTGATCCAGGTGGATATAAAGCATTTACAGGACCAACTATTGCAGATTTTACTGGTGAACAACTGGCTGCTCAACGAGGATTAACTAGTCTTGCTGGCTTTGAAACTACAGTTGATCCTGTTACTGGTGAGCGTACTGTAACTGAGACAGGCCCAGGTATAGCTGGGACTCGTTTTGCTGATGCTGAAGCTTTAATACGAGGACAGCAAGAAGAATTTACAGCAGATACTGCTGAAAAGTTTATGTCTCCTTTTCAACAAGCTGTTGTAGATATAGAAAAAAGAGAAGCACAACAAAAGTTTGAACAAGATGTTTTACCTAAAGTACAAGCTGCTGCTATTCAATCAGGATCGTTTGGTGGGAGTCGTGGTGCTTTACTAGAAGCAGAAGCTTTAAGAGGACAACAGCAACTTCTAGGAGATATACAATCTAAAGGATTACAATCTGCTTATGATCGAGCTAGGCAAGATTTTGAAGCACAGAAATCTAGAGAACGTGGACAGGCTCAAGCATTAATAGGATTATCTCCTGCTGAAACTGCTCAACGTACTAGAGAACTTCAGGGATTAGAACGTGTAGGTGCAGCACAACAAGCACAAACACAAACTGCTCTTGATGAAGCGTATAAAGAATTTCTTGAAGAACAAGCATTTCCTGAAACTGTTCTTGATCGTATGCAATCAGCAGCATTTGGTTTTCCTGCTCTTAGACAAGAAGTTAGGCAATCTCCTACTACCTTTGGTCCCTCTCCTTTTGCTACTTTAGCATCTGGTGTAGGTGCTATTGGAACAGGTGTTGGTAGTCTCTTTGGTCAGCTAGGTGGTAGTAGGGCAGGGAAACGTAAGCACGGTGGGATTGTGTCTCGTCGTGATGGTGGACTTGTACCTTTAGTATCAAGACAAAATGGTAATGTAGTCTATGAAGGAGAACGTCCAGACTTTAGTATTCCAACTACAGAAGATACTCCTGAAAATGCAATGTTAGCCTTACTTAGAGCAAGAAAAACTGCACAAGAACGTGCTGCTATACAAAGAGAAGCATTGAGAAAAAAACAAGCTGCAAGAATAGAAGCTCGAAAAGCTAGGCTTGATGAGAGAGCAGACCCTTTAAAATTATTTTTTAGAGGATTAATGCAAGCAGATAAAATGCCCGCAAGCGGAGATTATCGTGATGCTGGTATGTTTGGAGGGTTAAATCTTCCAGCTATTGCACAAGATATAGATACAAGAAAAAGTACATTAGAAAAAGAATATAAAACTTTAGAAGAAAGAGATGAAGATACTCGAATTGCTGCAATGCAAGCAGATATTGATCGTATGGAACAACAAGCTGAACAAGATATAAAAGATGAAGAAAGGTTACAACAATTTAACATAAGAGAAAGAACCGCAAATTTAGCAGAACTAACTCAAAAAACTAATGAAGAACTAAAAAGACAAGAGTTATCAATACTTAGTGATGCAGAACTTAATAAATTAACAATAGCAAGGCTTGAAAGAGCTAGAAAAAATAGAAAAGACGAAAAAGAGTTTGATTTAAAAGTTACTAGGTTAGGTGTAGAAATTGGAAAATTAAAACAAAGTATAGGTGAAGCACAGGCTAAAATTTTAAATAGTAACGAATTTAAAGATTTACTTGCTAATAGTGAGTTTAGATTAGCTGAAGAAGCGGCGCGACGAGCAGGTATAGATGTAGATACTATAAAATATTTAAGAAATATTTTAACTCAAGAAAATAAAACTAAAGTAGAATCAGCGTCTCAAACCTCACCGCCAACAGACCCTGTTGATATGGAAAAAACTATTAGAAATCTAGAAGAACAAGCAAAAAGATTAAGAAAGTAACATGGTAAAAGGTAGTGAGTAAAATATATGGCTCAAAAAAATATTACATATGAAGGATTACAAAAAGATTCTGATTTTTTATCTTCTGCTTATCATAGTTTAATAGCATTAGGAGAAAATCCTTCAACTAATCCTAAAGAAATTGTAGATACTTTTTTAACTAAACGTCGATGGTTTAATGCTAATTTAGGCGCTACGGTTAATCAATCACGTACAATTCTAAATGATTTTTCTCCTGATTTATTAACTGTATATCAACATGCTGTTGATAAAGTAGACGCTATGCCTAATTTTGGAGACGGTGCTGCACCTGAATGGGAAGCTGCTGGTGATTATATATACGCTGGTATTACTGATCCTTTAAATATTCTTTCAGGTTTAGCTTCTTTCTTTACTTTTGGAGGAGCAGGTGCCGCTGGAATTGCCACTAAAGAGGCGGCTAAGTTAGGATTTAAAAAAGGATTAGAAGCTAAAATAAAATCTTTAATATCAAAAGAAGGTAGACAACGGTTAGCTCAGACAGGAAAGGTTTTAGCTGTAGAAGGATCAACAGCAGGTGCAGGAGAAGCTTATCGTGAAAATTTAAATCAAGATGTAGAAATAGCTACTGGCAAAAGAACAGAAAAAGACTATGGAAATATAGCTTTGCATGGAGCTATAGGAACTGTAGCTGCTCCTGCAATAGGAGCTACTGCTAGTCAAGGGTATAAAGTAGTAAAAAATGCATTAGGTTCTGAAATACTTAAACAGGTATCTTCAGAAGTTGCTGAAAGTGTAGGTACTCAACTTAGTAAAACTGGGTTAGGCGAAAAATTTGTTGATAACATAAGTCAGATTCCACAAGTTACTAATACATTAATTAATAATATTATACCTGCTGCTCAACGTGATGAACTAAGCACTAGAGTTTTTGAACGTGTAACTGGAGAAACAAAACCTTTAGAAGAAGTTGCTGAAAAAATTTCTATTAAAATGGATAAAGAAATTAAAGCTAATTTTCAAGAAGAAGGAGATGTAGCTTTAATAAATAAAGCAATGGAAGGTGATAGGCAAGCTTTAACTACAATAGGAAATAGAAGCGTTGAATTACAAAATACTATTAAAGAATGGCAAGAAACTGTAGGGCAGCTTCAAGATATTGCTGGTGTTGGAAAATTTATTAGTGCAAAAATTAAAGGGCAATATAAATATAATCCTGATAAGCCATATGCTAGAGATATTTATGATAGATATATATCTTCAAGAAAAGAACCCTTTAATAAATTTATTGAAAACAATCCTGATTTACTGCAAGAATTACAAGAAGAACTATTAGCTGATGCTGCAACTAAAGATAAAAAATGGGCAACAAAAGCTAATTTAATAAGAGATGATGAATTAAAACCTGAAATTGATATTGATAAATATGTAGAAGAATTTGCTAAAAAACAATATAATCCTGTATTAAACAGGAGAAAAAAACTTGGTCCTTTAGATAAAAGAAAAGAAATACCTAAAGCAATACAGGCTATTTGGGGGAAGAATAATCAACCTGCTATTCGAGCTTTAGAAACTGCTAAAGGTATTGTAGACTCTTCTACTCAAATGAGACTTGCTTCTTCATTAGCTGAAAGTTTATTAGCTAGAGGAGTTGCTAAAAAATTTACAGATGCAGATGGGCCAGTACCTCAAGATATGGTTAAATTAGTATCAGGATTTGATCCAGAGGGTAAAATATCTGATGCTTTATCTCCATTTGCGTTGTCTAAAAACATTTTAACTAAAGATATTAATGAGATTTATATTGATAAAAATCAAGCATCTATAATTAAAAATTTAGTAGAAGGTTTTGATTCTAGACTTTTTGACAAATACGAAGGATTTGGGTCTGGATTTTTACAAAGCGCAACTAATGTTTTATCAGCAGCACAAGGTCGGTTAAAAAAAGCTAAAACTATTTATAACCCTTATGCTCATATTCGTAACGCTACAGGTGCTGCTTCATATGTTATTGGTAGTGGTAACTATGGAGGACTAAAAGATGTTGTTGAGTTTTATGGAAAAAATATAAGAAATCCTGAAGCTAGACAAGAGATGTGGAATATGATGTCTCGTATGGGTTTAAAAGGAAGTCAAGTAGAATTAAATCAAATATTTACTAGACTTGCTGAATTAGATAAAGGTCGTGGAAATATTGCTGAAGAATTTGCTCTTGCTGTAGGAACAGGCGGGCAAAATTATGTTGAAAAAATTCCTGGTATAGATAAAACAATTAAAGGTCTGGAAAACATGTATATGTTTACAGACGATTTTGCTAAAATGGCAACTTTTTTTCGAGAAAGAAAACGAGCAGATACGATATGGAATAATTCTTCTGATGAAATAAAACAACAAAAAAGAAAAAATTTTAGTAATGCTTTTTTAGGTGGTAAAATAATTCCAGGTGAACAAAATGCGTTAGCTAAATTTGATAAAGAATTATTGGATGAACAAGCTGTTGCGAAAGCTATGCAACTTGTTCCTGTTTATTCAAGAATACCTGCTCTTGTTGAAAAAATGAGAGGTCTTCCTGTTCTGGGAAACTTTGCTGCTTTTCCTGCTGAGAACTTACGTAATAAATATAATTTATTTAAAATATCAGGACAAGAAATACAAGAAGGAATTGCTACAGGAAATAAATCATTAGTTAATGCAGGGTTAAATCGATTAGCTTCTCAATCAGTTGTTGCAGGTTCAGCTTATACTGGTGCTTACTTTTATAATTTATATAATGATACACAAAAATATATGCCATCAGTTAGAAATACTTTACCTGAGTGGGAAAGAAACGGAGCTATAACAATTAGAAAAGATAATAAAGGTAAAATTTATTATCAAAATCATAGTTATTCAAACCCTGATCAATATGTATTAGATTTTATTATGCCCTTTATTTTGGACATGGGAGAAGGGAGGAACATAGATGAGTCTTTATTTGATACAATAACAGGCATTGCCTCAAGACAATTAGAACCTTTTTTTGGACCATCCTTAGCTGTACAAGGGGCAAAAGATTTATATGATTACGCTGATGCTAGTGATTTGCAAAAAGCAATGGCGGCTTTAGGTGCTTATTATAAAACAGTGGAGCCTGGATTTCTAAAACCTATTAGAGAGTTAGCTTTTGAAGCTGGCTTTGCAGATTCCAATGAATATTTATCAACATTAGATAGAACTTTAAAAAGAATACTCCCAGGAGAAAAACAACTACGTCTTACAGATACTACATTAAGAGAAGATTTACGTAGACTAGGAGTTCCTGGTGCTGATTTAGCTGCGGGAAAAGGAGAAAATGTTTCTGCTTGGGAAATTATGGCGCAAATAAATCCGTTTTCTTGGGGAATTAAAGAAAGGGAATTTGATCCTAAAAAACAAATTACTTATGCAACAAGAACTTTAGCTAGAAATTCTGAAAATGATTATAACGATGTTGTAAGAGAAATTAATACTATACTTAATGCTTCTGCTCAAAAACCTAATTTAAAATCTATAGGAAAAATGTATCGTGAAGCTATTGAAGAAAAATTTGGAGCGGCGCAACAAATATATACACTTCATACTTCTTTTAAAGGATTTATGTCTCAACGTGAGTTAAGAGGTTTAGCTATGAATAAAGTTGCTAGGGGGCAGCTATCTAAACAAGACATGAGATATATATTAAGAAATCAATTTAATACTCCAAGATTATCTCGTAATAAAAATTTAATTTCTACAATGCGCGAAGCTAATAAAAATAGAGAAGGTGAAGATCGAATTGATATTGTTGATGTACGTAAGATTTTAAGTAAAGTTGAAAGCGATTTTGGTGGTCGTTCTTTATCTCGTAATGTAGAAGAGAAAGAAGAAGACTAATGGAATTAGACGCAAGACTATTAATAACATTAGGAGGTATGCTTATCTCAGTGATAACTAGCTTTATTGTTACTCGTCAAAAATGTATTGAATTAGAAGATGATGTTAAAACAATTCAAAAAAATATTAATGAGTTGTATGATAACCTAGAGAAAAATAATATTAGTACACAAGTAACAGAAAATAAAATTGGTGTGTTATCTGATATTCTATCTCCTACTAATCGAGAGAAGTTACATCGTTCTTTAGAACGTCTAGAAACTAAAGTAGCACAACTTGAAGATTTTTCTTCCAAGATTTATCACATGCATAATGGCAAACACCCTAGCGTAGAGGATCAAAAATGATTGACAATCCTTATTTTTCTGAAGATGAACTTCGATGTAAAGGTACTGATGAATGCAGTATGAATGACTCATTTATGGAAAAATTAATTAACATTAGATCAGAACTAGACAGACCTATGATTATTAATTCAGGATACCGCCATCCTGCTCATAACAGCGCCATAGGAGGCGTTAAAGATTCTCCTCATGTATTTGGTAGGGCTGTAGACATAGCAGCCATTGGTGAAGTTGCCTATGAGATTGTAAGACTAGCTATGAAAAATGGTATGACAGGTATAGGTGTAGCTCAGAGAGGCTCACATGATCGTAGATTTATACATCTAGATGATATGTCATCTGATACTCACCCTCGTCCTTGGATATGGAGTTATAAATAATGTTTGCAGTTCCAATAGATCAATCTGGTTTAGCTGGCTTTGTACCTGTTCGTAGGCAAAGCGGTAGTTCTATTGGGCTGCAAGATTTAGGCTTTGATATTTTTGGCCGACCTATTGGAACAGGTACTACAGATATAGGTAGTACTGATATAGGCGGTACTGATATAGGACAAATAGAACAACCTGTAAAATTTTCTCCTAGAATTGATATAGATCAGCATGGTATTGATCCAGATGCTGATCCACCAGGAATACCTACAGAAGGCCCAGAAGTATCATTTCCTGATTTTGTTGATGCTGCTAGTAAAGGTTTACAATCACTTCCTGAAGCTGTTACAAGTTTTGTATCCGATATTTTTGATGAAGATAAATATAGTTATAATCCTGAAGAAGGATTTTTTGGAACCGCTGAAATAGCAGGAAAGTCTTTTGATGTTTTAGGTAAAGGTGCAAATTTTATTACATCAGGATTACTAGCTACAACTAAGGCTGCTCCTTTTGCTTCTTTATTTGGTGATATGGTTGAGGGAGCTGTTACTGGAAAAGGTTTAAATGCTACCAATGTTGCATTTAGTCTTGCAAAAGCGGCTGCTGCATTTGTTGCTCCTCCTTTAGTTCCTATACTTACTCTTGTTAATTTATTTGCAAATATATTTGGTGATGATGATGTTGATGATGCAGGTCCAGGTCCAGGAGGTTTAGGCTCTACTCCTGGTGATCCTGTAGATACTGCTATGGCAGGGTTAGGTATAGGGTTTGGTCCAGGAGCAGAATATGGCTATGATAATCCATATGGAGACCTAACTATAGATGAACATACTGATTTTGGTACTATTGCAAATAATATAAATAATGCTATAGCAGAAGCAGCGCAGCAAGTAGCAGAAGAAGAAGCAGCAGCTACACCTGTAGCTTCGGATGATCAAGGTGATCCATCAGGAGGAAGTGATCCTAGTGATCAAGCAACTGATTCAGATGAGAGTGGAGATGTATGGTAATAAAATATATTAAAACTTACACTTCTTAATTAACTCATCTATCTTATCTTTACCAAGAGCTTGCATATAACCTACGATCTCTTGTTCAATTGTTTCTGTAGATAAATGTGTAGTTCTATCAGACTTTGCGCCTCTAACTCTAGATAATAATTCCAGTGCTTTGATTGCACTATTGGTATGACCATGAGTAGCAGCAAAGGTATACTGAGATTCCAGTTCATCTACAACATCAATATCAGTAACAAGTTCGTTCTCCAGTTCCTCAATTCTGGTTACGACTTCATCAATCTGTAATAATCTATACCCTTGATTATTAGCAGACTTCTCAGAATACCCTGCTGCTTTTGCAGCCTCTGTTGCATTACGATGCAGGACATAGGCTTGTGCAAATTTTTCTTGTTTACCATTAAGAGACATAGTATTGTATTAATCCGTTTGTTAAGTAGGATAAATATTATTGCTTGTCAGCAACATCCCTACTAGTAAAATCAGGAAAGCTGCCCATTTGATATATCAATCCTTGGTGTGCAGTGGTGTCATCTTCTTCAATGTACTTTCGTGGTCCTTTTCCAACGCTTTCCCTTTCTATATCATCATGATTAAATTCAGCCCAGTATAACTCAAAGGCTACTCCTTCATCTAACCCTTTAAACTGGTGATACTCTCCAGGTTTTACCTTGGTAAAGTCTCCTGCCTTGAGAATTGTCTGATCAACTAGATCATAGGAATTTTTCCATACTCTGATAAGAAGTTGACCACGTTCTACAAAGAAACCATTCCATTTATATTGGTGCTTATGTTTACTACATTCACTGTCTTTTTTAAATTCAATACGATGAAATTCAAAAGAACTATTTGAAAATACATTTTCTGTATTTCCCCATATCTTCCCTTCTTTCATATTAACTATCCTCCACAAATTAGATTAATTTTGTTCAAGTTCTTCTAATCTCTTTTCTATTTTATATTTTTCATATCTATCTATAACAGAAGAAAACACAGAAGCACCTACAGTTAAAACTGTACAACCATTTAATAATAAAATAGCTGCACATAATACTAGTATCTTCATTACCTCCTCATGCTATTCCTAGCAACTCCTTTAGATTTTTCATATGAGCGAGCTGCTCCCAATCCAAGTAAAGCCATAATCAATCCAGTAAGTTCCTCTGTACCTAATGCAGGGAGAGTTATAACAGGATACCAGATCGCTAATCCCCATGATGCCATTGGAGCTAGGATATACTGCCATGCCAAAGCAAAGGCGCATATCCACATGATAGCAGGTCTAGCACCAGCCACAAAAATAGAATCATGTTTGGCTTGTTCTAGATTTGTTTGTGCTTGAAGTGCATCTAAATTAATTAACTGTGCTTGAAGTTCTGCATTAAGTTTAGTTTTTAAATCTTTATCTTCTACAAATTTATCAAGCACTTTACCTGCTACACCAATAACACTTTCTGCAATTCCTAGCATATTATTCTCCTCCTCTAATTGTATAGTCTGTTAAGTGTCCTACCTTTTCACATAACAGATATGTTGTAATTCCAGGGTAATTTTTCATTATATCTGATACAAGAATAAACCACCATTCAGGATTAAATACACTTATGTGTACGTTTTCTCCATCTTCAAAATGTTTAGCAGCTTTAAAACAAGCTACGTTTAGAAAGACCATCTTTTCTGAATAAGAAAATATTTCATTTAAGACCCATTCAAGATCAGGCTCATGAATATGTTCTAATACATCAATAGAAATAACTGCATCAAACTTTCCTTCTGGTTTTTTAGAATGTTCTGGATATGCAGGATCATAACATTGATGATGTGTTAAATTCCATAGCTCTTGTAAAGGACGGCTAATACCTTTACCTTTATTTACTAAGGGTACTACCATATCACATTCTTCTGTATACAATAGTCCTTTACCTGAACCATAATCTAATAAAGATTTACATTCATGTACTATAATTTTTTGATGTACATTAGTAACGTATTTTAATAAACTTTTACCATTAAAATATCCCTTACCTTTATTATGAATTTTTTCATACTTTGTAACAAGTTCATCATAGCGTTCAGATGGGTTCTCTCTAGAAAAATCAGTCATCAAACACCTCCTTAAATGTGGGCAGAGGTCGTTCTGATTCTATAATTTTCCATAACTCTGCAACCATTGTTCCTTCACCATGATAGGTAAAGTTAATTGATGAGTTCTCATCTCTAAAACTACGCTCACAATCTTGAGCCATTGCTAAGAGTTCTCCTGTAGTCCAGAAGTCTTTGTCATTAACAGTAACCTTCATATACTTAGGTTTAGGTTCTTCATCTTCAGCACCTGTAGTTTCTTTCATTTGTTCTTCAGTTGGTTCTTCCATTGAACAATCAAAACCAAACAAGTGCATTTCTCGAAAGCCCATTGTATTCATAATACCAATAGCTCTCATAGCTGCACATGTACCACCTGTAATTAAGGTAGAACCTTGAGGTATACCTAATTCACCTACCAAATGTACTTGGTTGTTTACGATCTGTACGCCACGTTCATCTTCTTCTCTAAGAGATTCAGTAAAGGCGTGCCATCCATAGATATCAGCTTTCTTTTCTATAAGATGTTCTGTTACAGAAGGATCAGTCATAGAAGCTACAAAGAATTTTGTACTAGGATCAACGTCTTTAAATAAATCTTTACGTACAATACCATGTGTGCTTGTACCTGTAATAGGACGAGGATCAAGAAGAACACATGCCCAAGGTTTAATACCATTGGTTAATAGTTTATTATAACTATGTTTAACACATACTACTTTACATCCTGGATTATCTTTAATAGTATCTTTAAGTTCTTTGATATCAAGATAAGGACCACCTGATACAATCAAAGCTGTTTTATTATGGGGGCTAATACGATGCATAAATCGATTATGCTCAATCATTTTAAGATTAGACTTAATGTTATCTCTGATATAATCTTTTGATACACAATCTCTTGGATTAACTATAATAGGAACTTGTCTAAATTTTTTAGGAACTTGAGGAAGTTCAGGATCATTTAAAATTAATGACAGATGTGCAATCCCTCCACCTCTTACATCATCTGAAGAAGGCAGTATAAGTTTTCTTATACCTGTATCTTCATCATCAAAAGAAGTCCATCCTTCTTCGTCTTCTTTACCTTCTTTAACTTTTGTTTCTTGAATAGATTCATATACTTTATTTACACCTTGATACTTTTCAATAACATTTCGTTCTGAACTATCTTGCATATAATAATTATCAAAGACAATAACTTTATTATGTTTTAGTTTTTTATATTCATTCTGTACTGTTTCAAAACTATTACCTCCTCCGAGCAAAACAAAATCAGCGTCTTTTTTAGTTAATGTATTACGTGTATTACCTTTAAATAATTCAAAAGTAAAATATTTAGATTTACGTTTTAACATAATGTTAGCAAAATCAGTAAGCCTTGTTTCAACTGCACTCATTTTATTGTGAGCTTTAACATTAAATTCTTCTTCATCAGTTTCTGGAGTGGCTTCTTCAAATAAATCATAACCAATATAGTGAACAGTATCTGAATGCTCAAACATAGTCATAGCCATTTGAATAGCCCGTCCACCATTCCAGGTTCCTGTTTCTAAAATAGTTTTTTCAGGCTTATAATGTTTCATTACATCAGATAGAAGTGTATACCGACTAGGTAGTATATCATGCGTGGTATCTTCTGATAAAGAAATAAATCGTTCACCTTTTTCATCTCGAATGTTTTTTAAAGAAGAAGCGTCTGCTCCTTGGAAATGTAAAAACATAGAAGATAAAGGAGATTGTTCAAAGGCAGAGAAGTTTTTTGTATCTGCATTCATTCCTAAGTTAAGAACTTTTAAACCATGCGCTTTATAAATAGTAAGTAGCCTGGTAAAGATAAAAGAATCATGCCACTCCCTATAATTAAATACTTCACCTGAAATATAAGCACCTCGTAAATCACCTAGTAAATCTTGAGTAGCTTTACTCTTTAAATTAAAGGCTATGAATGCACCTTCATGATACTCTTGATCAGATCGTTCTAGACAAACTACATCAGCACCTTCTGGAAGAAGAGCCAATACATCTTTAGTTGTCATACGTTTTAAAGTATAGGAATCTGCATCAATCCAAATAAGCCAACCAAGACTTGTTGTTGCTGGCAACATATCATGTTCAGCTACTAGATTAAATGCAGATTCCGTTAAGGCAAATACCTTATGTGACCAACGTAAAGCATCAAGCTTCCAATTATAGTCTACTGTTTTTCCTTCTGTACCGTTATGTTTAGTAAAAGTTTTTTGAAATGTATTGTAGTCTGGTACATCATGAAGAGATTTAAAATCAATTTGTTTAACATCAGGTACTACATAATTTTTTAAATCCAGATCATGTGTATAACAGGTTAGATTAATATTAGGTTCCCATTTATCCAAGACTGATTCTAAAAACTTATATGAAGTATCAACAAATAAACTTTCATTGAAAGAAGTTACAAAATTAATATTGGTCATGTGTATTATTATTCCTTATAAAAAGTATTTATGTACTTCGTCTTTAAGTACACCTATTGTTTGAAGATATATAGCATCGTTGTTCCACTCTGCTGCATACTTACCGTCCATTTCTCTTTTACATTTCCAGTTGTAAAACCAAGGACCACCTGTAGTAAAGTGAACATTCTTAGCTTCAAGTTCTTCAGGTGAATGACCATCAAGCCAGTTCCATTCTTCATTAATAGAACCTATATCTGCTGGCTTATCTGGCAACCAACCAAACTTATGTAGATATTGTCCTGTCTGTGTGTTTACAACATACGGAGTAAGCATTTGATTTTGAGGATGTTCACAATTGAACAGCATGAGGCTTGACCAATTCTTTCGGTAATACTGCTCCTGTTTTTGATTATCCATCTTCGTATTATCTTTAGGTGCGTACTCATGTTTAACGCAATAAATAGCATGAAAAGGATCGTTGTATTCTTCAAACAATTCACAGATGTCACTCCTTGGATACATGTCACAGTCCATATATAATGCCCACCCTTGATACATATTCAAGGCAGGTACTAGAAAACGAGAGAAAGAAAACTCAGAGGAGAAAGGTTTACCATCAATCTTGTCAATCTTCTGTCCATTCTCTACTGTATACTCTCGATTATACATACCTATTTTTTCCAAGATACCTTTCTTTAAAGGAAAAATATTCAGAGGATTTTTTGCAATGCGTTCTAAGTTCCATTTAAGAATACGATATGCAATCTCTTCTTTAGAATCATAACCAATATATATGTTATATGTTTGTGACATACTTACTCCTCAATTTTAAATATCTGTGGTTGCTTCTCTTCAGGCAAAACTATATTTAATATAATAGTAAGTATACCATTCTTCAAAGCTACCTTATCAACTACAGCATATTCATTTAAAGAAAATGATTTATTAAATTTACGAGAAGCAATTCCTTTTACGACATAACTGTTTTCATCTTCATCTTTAATCTCTCCTTTAATACTTAGAATATGATCTTGATGTTTAACCTCAATATTATCAGCAATAAATCCTGCAACAGCTATTGAAATTTCATAAGACGAATCTGTTTTCTTAACAATATTAAATGGAGGATAAGAATTATTATCTCGACGCCCATTGTGACTAAGTTCAATCTTGTTTAAAAGTTTTTCAAAACCAATTGACTGTTCAAAAAAACTATTCCATACATGAGATGGAAAATTAGGTGGAATTGTGGTCATAGTATTCTCCTTTCGTTAGCAAGAAAAATAGAGAACCTTTATAGCATTCCCTATTTCAAGAAAGTATAGCATATTTTTTATCAAGTGTCAACAAAAATCTTTAATTAAACGTAACCCTATCTAGGAAGCTCACTGGTAAGTTTTAGTATACTTCTGGTGGGTAGGTAGCCAAGCATGTCTTTAACCCTACTCAGCAGCCTTCTCAGAGAGAAAATTTTTAGAATTTACTAGAAATTCCCAAGATATGGGGAATAATTTCTGACATTCCTTATCAATCTCTCTTGCAATAAATCTTGTCTCTTCTTGTGCGTCTTTTTCTAATCGAAGATTACAAATCCTACTAAATGCTATTAAGCTTCCTGACCAATACCATTCTGTGTACATACTTTGTGGAAGAACCATGCGTGCCATTTCAGGAGCAACACCTTTTCGTAAGAGTTGTTGATATGTCCATTTACATTTATGTATTGCTTGATAGTAATCATCTACCATAGAAGGACCAGTTCCTGAAGCAGGATTAATCTCAATAATATTTTCTGAACTACCTTGTTTTTTATTATCAGGTTTTCCTCTCCAATAACCAGGATAATAAAATTCGGGTTCATAGTCTACATATCTACGACTAATCTCATTCCATACTAAACCTATCTGATGTTTACCTAGCTGTCTTGCAACAAACAGTGGAGCCTTAATTCTAAATTGAACAGAGCAATGAGCAAAGGGAGTCCAGTGATTATGTTTAGCTAAGTAAGCTATAAGTCGTTCATCATTTTCACGTAATAAATTTCTTACAGGACCAGCTTCAGGTATAGCTTCCCATTCAGATTCTTTATCAAACGATACTCTTGCAGCATTAACAACGGTTAAGTCTGAACCCATGTGATCTATTAAAGTTACTTTCATTTAAAGCATAATCCTATTCTCTTAAAAAAAGATTTAATATAAAAGGTAAAGCTTTCTCTTTCAATAGGAGTACCTCCTAGATATCCAGGTATTCTTTGTTTCTTCATTCCATATGAATCCCAAAGTCATCAGTAAATCCTGAATCTTTAAACTCTTCTATAGGTTTATCCACATCACTACCCATATAACGTATAAGTAAATCAATAGCTTCCAATATATTGTCATCACCTTTAGGTACACTCTCTCGATATTTTTTTAAATCGTTAATTAATATATGATACATTTTATACTCCTGTTAACTTTTTAAAACAGTTAATACTTTTAATAGGTATATCAGAGCTAAAATTTAAATAAGCAAAAGCTTTTAATTCTTCTAAATTATTATGTATATGTTCGTAGCAATGTTCTATTTTAGAAAACTCTAAAAGCTTGTTATTTTTAAAATTAATTTCTAATGCATCATCAGCAGAAGGATCAAGAAGAAACATTATAATAACTATTTTATACATTTTAATTATCCTCCAATATCTACTATCTCACATACACCTCCAGTACAGGCAAGCTCTTGTGAGCCGCTAGTTGTATCTCCCTTTTCATACTGTTGAAGCTCTGCCCAATTAATAATAGGAGGCATATCAGAGATCATATTAGTATAATGTACTTCATCTATATCCTGATAAGGCGCTTGCTTATAGGTGTGATCTGAGAAAGGTAAGAAAGAAATACCAGACAACGAATCAAAGTGATCCCAACACCAGGAGCCTACCTGAAACCATTCATGTTCTTTAACAGAAATTGTAACAGATGGTTTATGTTCACAGTAATTGTCAGCTATCTTTAGCCATAGCTCAAGCTGTTCAATTGCTGACATATCATTTCGACATACTGCATTGTCTGGACTCTTCATGGGAAAAGAAAATACAGTTACACTATCAGGTGCTGTAAAGTCTGGTTCAGAAGGAATACCCTTGTCTTTCATAAACATTGTCAAAGGGTCTTTGTTGTCTCCTCTGACTGTTCTAACAAAGAATGGATTATGTCTAGCATGTATACCAGATGCAGCATCAACTAACTGTGATACTGTACCTGAAGGTTTTACACAAGTAACAGCAGCACTTTGTTTGATGCCAATCTTCTCTGATAACTTCTTATTTGTTTTAACTGCTATATTACGAAGCTGTTGTAGAGCTTGAGGTGTTGCATTATAAACAGCAGGACAATCCATAATGCCTGTTAAAGATACACCAAGAAGACGTTCTTCTTCTGTAGTATTTTTCCAACGCTTACGAATATAGCCAAAGTCAGTCAAGGTAGCCTGAAAAGTTCCAAGAATTGTTGCTAATCTAATTTTATTTTTCAAATCCTCCATTGTATCATCTGCTCTACATATAACTTCAGATAGATTACAGAACTGATAAGGTCTAAGAATAATTTCACAACAAGGATTAGTTCCAAAGTCAATACTGCTATCTCGTCTACCGTTAGACTCTGCTTTATCTTGAGCAGATACTCGATTAAAGATACCTCGTTCTCCACTTTTACTTTCATATAGAGATAACCATTCTCTCATAAAGATACCCATGTCAGGTTTTTCTGTATAACAAACAGAGTTGTTAGCCAAAGCGCGTTGTTGATTATCTACCCACCACTCACCACTCTTTGCCATACGCATACGTTCATCA